GCACAGACGGCTGCAAATTATTTGCTCGACCTAGTGATTCGTAATGGCAAGTTTGCGTTGGAACCTGTGGCCAGCTTCGATGCACCTGAAACTATTACGCAGTTGTTTACAAGTGGCAATATTCTCGAAGATTCTTTCTCGCTTTCGTTTTCCGATGATCAAGATCGCATACCGCCAAAGGTTTCCGTGATTTGGCGTGAAGAGCGCGAGACAAGCGGAACCGTTGGAAAAGGTCTTTTCCCAGTTTCGCGGGAAGTGACAGTACGGGAAAGCAGCACACCTGAAGATGCTCCATTGGAGAAAATTGATTTAAGTGATTACTGCACTAGTCAGCGTCATGCAATTGATCGCGCCAAGTGGGAATGCTTGACGCGACGACTTGTCACTCATAGCGTTACTTTTAAAACCACGCCTACAGAGGCAGCATTGGACATTGGTTCGGTTTTCAAGCTAGGCATGGAAACGATCAGTTACAACCAGCCACAAAACGGCGCTATCACCGAGGACGGAACCGTAACGTCATGGCCCGAGATTGCAGACGGCACCTATGACGTGTTGCTTTGGGACGGAAAGGATAATGCAATCAAGGAGGCATCGCTGACGATTGCCAGCGGCAAATGCACTCAAAGTTCTGCTGTTTTCTGTTTAAAAAATTCCATCAGCAGTGTCCAAAGCTATAAGACCCAATCTCTTTCATTTGACGAGGACGGTAACATAGATGTTGTAGCAACTTACTACCCAACTGCTGACAGCGGTTACTCTCAAATGGTGGCCGAATTTGACGACAGCAACTTTGTAATTGAGGGGACGTAAGAATGATCAATTTTCCAGCAGTAAGGCCAACACGGCGTAGCTTTACACCGGGCGAGTACCCAACCAAGCGTTTTGACAGTATTAGCGGTGCAGGTACGACCCGGCTATATGGGAGTAAGGCATTTAATGCAACGCTGAATCTAGAATTTTTGCTTGATGATACCAATACTGCAGCAGTTCTTCAAAGCTGGCACGACAGTCGTGGTGGGGCAAAAATCTTGACGTTACCTGCGACAGTGTTTGAAGGTATGGCCGGACCAGAGAATCAAATACCAAGTTATTTGAACTGGAGGTGGTCTGAAATGCCAAGCGTCGAGTCTTTGGTGCCTGGTCGATCTAGAATACGTGTAACGTTGGTAGCAACTCTGGACGGCTAATGGGAGTCTTAACAGGAAGCGATGGCGAATTAAGATTCAACGGCAGTGCTGTAGGCAAGTGCCGAGAGTGGAGTCTTAGCGTTTCAAAAGACGCATTAGAGGATACATCGATTGGCAGCTACGACAGGACATATGTCGAAGGCATGAGGGGTACAACTGGATCAGCGACTGTTTTGTACGACCCCGGCAACAACCCTGCGACTACATTGCTCAATTCTGTTTTTAAAAACAACGAGGCGAGTGACTCCGTAGATTTTGTGCTTCGCCGTCAGGATGGTACGAAGCTTAGCTGTTCTGCCTTTGTAACCAGCGTCAGCCCAAGCGTTTCGGTGGGTGCAGTGCAAGCAGTATCTGTGAGCTTTCAAGTGAATGGGAAACCCGTCGGTAATTTCTAATGGCTGTACTTGGTGTTGGCGGAAAGCTGCTTTTAAAACGAGCAGCCCCGGAGTTGTTTATTATTTCAGACTCGGCTTTGGATGTCGGAAACAACCTTTACACTGCGTCTAAATCAGGCTATTGGAATGGAGATCGTGTAACTGTTGACTGCTTACCGACAGCAACGGGCCCGTTTCCTCCAAGGGTTGACGGATATGCAAGTTATTACGGGAGTAACTGGTTTTTAGGACCAAACAGAACCCAAATAAGCAGCAACAGCGACAGGTTTTATAAAACTTCAACAGAACAGTATCCTGACGGCGACGGGTTTGTTGTAACTCAAGCAGGAGATCAGCTTATTACTCAGTCTGGTGACGATTTTTTTGCTTCGACAACTGTGGGTGACGCTTCGCAGTTTTATTCACGCGAAGGTGACACTTCTGTGGGTAACGTCATTCCGCCTTGCGCCTCTGGTGAATATTACATACACATCGACAGTTTGGACCGCGTAAGCTTTTACCTTGAACGATGCGATGCCCTTGCTGGGTGTCTGCCTAACCGGATTAATCTATTCTCTGTTGCGGGGGACGTTACTGTTTCCCCGTATGAAGCGGCTTGGCAGCAACTTTGTGACCTTGCTCAATGGTCGCTTGAATTAAATGCTCCAAGCGTAGAGACTACCTCCGTATCAGAAAAATTCGGCAATGCAGTCAAGTCGTTGGTCACGGGTGGCGGTTCTGCTGAGTTTCTCATCGACCGTAAGTGTTACACCAACGAAAAGGACAGCGGCCTTGCGCTGTTCCAATTACTGATGATGACGGAGAAAGGATGCGAAGCTACTGCACAATTCTGGATGGTTGACAGAGGAGGTAGCTGTGGCGATATTAACGGATCGATCCAAGGCGGTCTGTACTATGAAGCCAACATCTTGGTCACTGCTAGCGCCGTAAACCTGCGCCCGGCGGAAATCGTGGCAGGCACTGTGCAGTTTGTGACGACAGAAGACATTAAACTATTGGTAACATCCTGATTCTAAAAACGTGACTGAGATCAGCCGTGCGGGCCAAGCTGGTTCTTTGGGACATATTGATACCACCCAGGCTCAGTTTCGTGGGCAGGTGGATCTAGTCGCAGATGAACTGAGGCAGTTAGCTGGTAACGCGGATTTGCCGTCAGACCCACTGTCTGCTCCATATGTTCTTTATGTAAATGGGTATACCGGACAAGATACCTTTGTTGGTGGAGCGTACCAAGCAACCGAAGTTGAAATCGAGCGGCGTATAAGCCTGCAAAAACTTGAATGCGGATATTCCGAGGCGCGGCCATTTAAAACCATTAACCGCGCGGCGATTGAAGCAGCCATTATCACCAGCCGCGACTGGTTCACTACACAACGCCAGAAAGACCGTGCCCTGGTTTCAATTGTTGTTGCGCCGGGTGAGTATATTGTCCTGAACGACGATGGTAAGACATTTAGCCCTGCCGACTTCCCGGCAAGGAGCAGTTCCTATGAACCAACTGATGCAGATCTGATTAGCTTTAACGATCCATCGGGCGGGGTGATACTGCCCAGAGGGTGCAGCGTCGTCAGCCTGGATCTACGTAAAACACTGTTGCGCCCCAATGCTGTACCAGCATCTGCTAACGAAGCAGCAGATTACAGCAACCGAAGATCAATTTTTAAAGTCAGTGGAACAGGTTACTACTATGGTTTTACGTTCAAGGACCAGTTAAACGCTACCCACAGTCACCATTTGCTGCATTGTTTTGAATTTTGCAGCCAAGCCGAACTTGATTTGTTTTATCAAAAAATTCTGGCAAGTTTTGCGGCTGCTGACCTATCTGCAAGCAATACGGTTTCAAGCGAAACGGAATATCAAATTGTTGGACCGTTACCCAGCACCCCTACGTCAGCCACAGACACCGTAGGTTCTGCGAGCCCATATATCTACAACACAAGTGTCCGCTCAGTGTGGGGCATGGGCGGTGTTTTTGCGAACGGGAACAAGCCAGAAGGCTTCCGCAGCATGGTGATTGCTCAGTTCACATCTGTGTCCCTCCAGCAGGACATGGGCTGCTGGCAGCTGTATTCCAGTGGGGCATGGGGAACAGTTGCTAACTACACGACGTATATCAACGCATCGCCTGACAACATCAGGATGAACCCCGACCGCAGATCGTTTCATATTCGTGCAATTAATAACGCTGTTATTCAAGAGGTAAGTGTATTCGCTATCGGACAAGGGGTTCACCATTGGACTCAATCAGGCGGTGAATTGACTATTACTAACAGCAATAGTAATTTCGGTGGCTGTGCGGCTTTATCCGAAGACTATAGAACATATGCGTTTAATAATGACCAGGACTGGACGACGGGACGTTTACGTGTTGCAAGCAACCTCGCAGAAAAAAGAGGAAACGTAGTTAAAATCTATGTTGGTGATGTTGCTGACGGTCAAACCGATGCTGCAATCCAAAGCCAAAATTGGTTCAACTTGGGTGAGTCTTTAGAAGAAAGTGTTGTAACACCTGGCGAACCCAATATTTTACGTGAACGGGATTACACGTTTCGCCAAGGATCTTGGCTATGGATTGAGAATCCTACAGGCGCTGACTACAGAGTACAGCTGCCTGCTAGCACTTGGGACGTAACTGATCCTGACAAGTTAAATTTCTTGGGGACCGTTGAAAACGAAGACGGCATTCAGCCTGGTCAAGCTATTTTGGCACCTTCAGGAGTACCAACAGGCCAATACTATCCATCACTTGCAGGCCGGAGAGTTTACATCCGCCGTTTGCGAGATAACCGTTCTAGCGAGGCAAGACGCTTCAGTTTAATTTTAAACAACACGAATAATCAGTGCCGTTTACCTGTTCGGGATTATGTAGCGCAAACGCCAACCTCAGGAATCCCAAACACCAAAATACTTACAGTTTTGCAAGTCGGTGGCGAACCAGCCAGTGGCGCTGGCGTGAAGAGAACCGCGAGTGTTGTATTACGTCGTCAAAATCCTGCGGCACCGTGGACTGCTGGACAGTATTACCGTCCTGGCGACAATGCTACGGCAAACGGAAAGCACTATATGTGCGTTAAGGAAACAACTGATACCTCATTCCTAGATAGCGAATGGCAAGAAGCATTCGTCCACATGGAACAGGCTTATAACAACGAAGATTTCCTGCCTAATGCACAGCCAGAAATTGCTTTTGACAATGACACTGATGGAAGTGGGACATCCGTAACTTGTGGCTATGACTTAGCGACCGTATGGAGCACTGACCCGCTAATTATTAATCAATACCGCACGGCCACTGATTACCTGGGGATACATTCGTTTCTTGTGAGCATAGGTTTTAGCGACAGCGATGCACACACAATTCTGCTGCCACGAGCATTTGACGACCGCGACCGTAACCCTGGAACGCAGTTAGATGGCATTGCGCCACCAAGCGGAGCTGCAACTTCGTGGGCAAATTGGCCACTAGAGTTCCGTCGCCCCAGCATTATTAGATTGTTTGGCCACGCTTGGGAATGGGCCGGTTATTTAAACTACACCAAGGCCATGCCTCAGTACCAGCAAGAGCTGGGCAACATTAACCGCTTTACTTATTACTTCACGCATCAAAACGGCGGACGAGTTTACGCATCTGGTTTTAACCAAGAGGGGTTCCTTGTCAATAACCGAGGATTAGAAGATCTAGCAACCGGATCAGTTTTAAGTGTTGATCAGCTAGGAAGTGATGACTACACAATTGATTTCCCTACCTATTACGAGAACCTTTCTGTTGACAATTTAGCTGTTAATTCCCAGTTAAATCTAACCAGTGCTGAAGTCGTTGGCAGGCCCACATGGCAAGAGAGCGGTTCTAAGCCCTATCTAGCCACTGTAGATAAAATCAGCATGGGGCCATTTGGTGGACCGTTACCTGAATTGCCGCTTTCCACCCAAACGCAAGAGGGCGTGATTCGTCTCGCTACAGCATCAGAAGCTCAAGCTTTTGTGCGTAATGACCTAGCAATCAGCCCCGCCACGTTGATTGAAGCGCTGGGGGATGCAGTTAAATCTGTAGTCAACTGCCGGATCAGTCTTAGCTCCACCAGCGCAATCCTGGATAGCAATCAAAGCGGTAGCACGGTTTACCTGCACCCATACAGCGGAAATGAACTTGCGTTGTACGACAACATCACCGGGCGGTGGCGCGTCCGACGCTTTAGCAGCGTACTTTCGTTTAGCTTGGCGACGGCAAATGTAGCCAATACAAATTACGACGTTTATCTCTACGACACAAATCCAACTGATTCCCTCAACGGAACATTTGCGTTGGAGTATACGGCGTGGTCCGGTGACCGAACACCGCCTGCAAGAGGCAATCAAGATGGAATCCTGGTTAAAAATGGCGAGGCAACCAAACGACTGATCGGCGTGATACGCACTACATCAGCAGGAAACAGCATTGTTAGTTTAGGGGGAGTAATTACAGGCGCAAATTCAGCTAATTACCCAAGGGTGTATATCGCAAACCTGTATAACCTCTATGACGTAAGTAGCCGTTACTTCTTTGGCAACTCTTGGGGTGTTGTGAGTTCAGCCTGGAGTACAGTGCCAGCCAGTGTTTATCCAACAACCCCTCGCTGCTCATTTGTGCAAGCTAGCGAAACACTGGTAACGGCTTTCCTGGACATCTATTCAAATTATCAGGGAAGCAATTGGCCAACTGATTATTCATTTTGCTATGTAGCACCAGGCATTGACTCAGTTTCATCACCACCAGATGATGCTTTTTACGGTGAAACGATAGGCATGAATGATACCGCTGGTTCGCAATGGGCAAGGACTTTGGGTTCAGGTATGCACGATATTTACTATTTATACAAAATGCGGCTTAATGGTGGTGTAGCTTCTAACGAGATCAACCAGCACGCTGCCCACGGCCTGATAATTACGACTAAAGCCTGATTACAATAGAGACTTAGTAAGGGGCATCGCTATGAAAGTTGTTTCAGCAGAATCTGATCAAACGGGCCTTATCCGCGTACAGTTTGATGATGGCACTGGATGGGCAACCTATCCAGATTCACTAAATGAAGCTCACAATTACCTGCACGACTTGCTGGAAGAGTTTGTTGCTGCTGGCGGAACAGTTACCGAAGCTTGACTACAATAGGGGCACGGCGAATGTCCGTGTCCTTTCGATAAAGCTTGACTAGAGCTAGGCTTACAGTAGAACCCACCGTAGCAAGCGAATGGCTGACATCAAAATTACTGATCTGGCTGCTTACACAGATCCGGTCAGCACTGACGTGTTGCCGATTGTTGATGTTGGCAGTGATCTGACCAAAAAAGTCAGCATTGCGGATCTGCTGAAGAATGCTCTGCTCGTTGACAGCAATGGCGACGTAGAGATCGGAGGGGGAAATACTCAGCTGAATGCTGATGGCGAAGCTCTGTTCTCTGGCCCCGTATCAATCGGCGGCACTGCTTCTGCTAACACGATTGATGAATACGAGGAAGGTAATTGGACGCCAGGAATCAGTGCGCAAAGTGGTTCGTTTACGGCTTTGAATGTAGAAGTTATTGCAGCTACATACACAAAGATTGGCAGAATTGTTACTGTTGCATGTTTTATACGCACTGATGCATACGACCCAACTGGAACCTCTGGAAGATTAGTAATTACGGGACTTCCTTTTAATCATCGCAGTGAAGTCGGTCGCACTATAGGGACACCCCTTCTGCTGGAATACAACAGTGAATCAACATACAGTGGCACCTTTGCGGCTTTTACGGCTTCTTCAGCATCTAATCAAGTTTACTTTGTAAAAGTTGACGAAGGAACTAATTCTGGTGCGGTTACTTATTTGCAGACGAGTCAACTACAGACGCATTCCGTTACGAACCGTAACTGGTTCCAATTTGCTCTCACCTATATGACAGTTTGATCAGCAGCAGCCCGTAACGGCTCAAAACTACGACCTAAACCTGTTTTGTCTGGAGGACAATCCTAATGGCCTTTACTGAACGTCAAGAATACAGGATGGAAATCATCCCGCCTTACAACATCATCCAATGCCGTCGTGCTGACATCGTTGAAAAAGATGGTGTAGAAGTTGGTCGCACCTACCATCGTCATGTACGAGTGCCTGGTGATGATGTGCGTGAAGATTGCGCTGAACTGCAAGCGATTGCGGTCACATTGTGGACACAGGAAGTAATTGATGCGTATCAAGCGTCACTCACGCCTGATGAGTAGCATTGCCAGTTAATTTTCTCCAAAAAAAAAATAAGTCGGCGCATTAGGCGGATGCGCCGTGCTATCCGTCGTGAAGAGCGGCGGCTCGGGAGGAAGCGTAAACGGCTGTTGGCGCGTAAGGTCAGGAGGTTGTAGTTATTTACCTTTTGCCACAGTCGACCATCCTGCGCTAGAATTCATATAGCAGATCTTTTGCAGTGAAATGATTGGCTTGACAAGCGGTTTTGAAGTTCACCAATTCGGCGATCTAACATCTACAGGGGTAAGTGACTCTGTTGAAACCGCAGGTACAAACCTACTGTTTCAGGTTACCACTGCAAATGTGGGAACAAGTGTAGTTTTCAGGCTAGAGGGGAGTCTCGACAATGTTAACTTCTTCAATTTGGATGATGACGAGCAAGATATAGTTTCAACCGTTGACAACACAACTGGATACGCTTTAAATGGTTGTCCAATTAAATTTGCCAGGGTTCGACTGGTAAGTATCAGCGGAGGAACTCCTACAGTTGCGTCCAAACTAGGCTCTGCATAATGGCAAAAAACCTGCGGAACAGCATTGCCACCAGCCTCAATATTGGGCTGCGCCAAAGCTTGACTAGCGGTCTAGTCGAAACTTGGACGCCTGCTCTACTCAGTGGTTTGCAGTTATGGCTAGATGCCGACGATGCGTCAACAATCACAGAAAGCAGCGGCAGCGTAAGTCAATGGGATGACAAGAGCGGCAATGGTAACGATGCAGTTCAAGGAACCGGAATAAGCAGGCCAAACTACGGATCTCAAACTATTAACTCAAAGAATGTTGTAAATTTTTCCGGTGGTAAATTTATGACTACAGGTTATCCACCTGCGCTAAATAGAACCATTGCCATGGTTGTTCAATACAGCAGTTTAGCTCAATTAAGGGTCGCAATGGGTGCTAGGGAATCAGTCGACGAAAGATCATACTTTGGGATTAATCAGGGTCGCGTAAGAGCTGGTGTTGCCAACTTATCCTCGCTAAACGGAACTGGCGGTATCGCAACCTATACAACATACACTCAAATCTTAAAACACGGTCAAGGAGCAGTAAATAGAGAGGTCCATCATTATCTTGATGGGACAGAGGATATTGACCAAACCTTCACGGGAGACATTGGCAGCGGTCAGAATTACATGATCGGGGGGTTCAACGACCGAGGTGGAGTTCATAATCAACAATACAGCGGTCTAATGGGTGAGATGATAATTACAGGCAACATGCTGGGCGATTCAGATCGTCAAAAACTTGAGGGTTATCTGGCTCATAAATGGGGGCACACAGCAAGTCTTCCTGCTGACCACCCGTATAAAAGCTCGACTCCTATAGCTTGATGACCTACGTTCTTTTCAATACTGAGCAAGAAGCACTAGCAGCAGAGTCGCAGGCTGTGGCCAATGTTCGTGCGTTTGCATCGGTTCATGCTCCTGAACGGCTATCTGCTGATGGCAGTTTGATTGGATTCAATGCAGCATCAGGTAATCTTGCTCCTGAAGCACAACATGTTGAAAAATGGGCAGTGCCGCAGCAGTATGTAGAAGGTTGGGCGTGGCCGGTGCCTACGCGGGGGGATATTGATCTAATGCCGGTTGAGTCATTTATGGAGAATGTTGGTGGTGTGATTGTTGATGATGTAACGCCGCTATTTTCTTCCAGTAAGATTGAGTAGACGCCTGTCGATCAAGTAATGGATTCCCGCACTTACGAGAATTGGAGAAAAGTAAAAAAAGCCTTAGAAATTGCTGGTAAAACTGATTGCATGTTTTACAAACGTGCTGTGACGATATTGGCTGGCAAGCCAGATCCGCTAAAATGACAAGACAGAAGCGCGTAAGTCGTGATTGAAATCTACGCAGCCATTCTGGGCGCGACTCTTGGTATCGCAGGGATGAACATCTCTGGATTTACCAGGCGCACCAGTGAAAGTCGTGAAGCGGTTATTCGCCTCACTGCCGGGGTCGAGTCTATTGCAACCAAGCTTGAAGATTTACATCAAGACATGAAGGCCGAAAAGGTTCAGGCCACTGCTGATCGTCGTGAAATCTACGAACGGTTGAATGATCACGGCAACCGAATAATTGTGCTGGAAAGTACTAGAGCTAGAATCAACGCAGATTAATGGAGTGACCAATGGGCATCGAAGAAGTTTTGGCGCACCCAGCCTTCTGGATCGTCGTCGCTGCAGCTAGTGAGCTGATCGGCATGAGCAAGCTTAAGGATAATTCTGTTGTCCAGTTGCTGTTTCATGCGCTTCAAGCGTTAAAGCCAAAAAAGGGCTGATCCCCGCTGACGGGCGGTGGTTGCTGAGATTCTCGACAAGATCGCCGCTTGAAGGATTGAAGCGCGAGATTCAACGTCGCAAGTTTGAGGCAACATTACAGCCTCGAATCGATGCTGAGGTTAAGCGATGGCATGAATCACAGCCGCCAGTCATGCCACCCGCCAAAATCGACGACCTGCATATCAAATCGCCCTGGAATGATGAACAGTAAACCGATCACATTTGATCAACTTTTCAGATATTACAGAGGCTTGCCCCATCAAATGGCGGCAATTCAGCTTTTGGAAGCTGATATTAAAGAGAACGGGTACGACGTTGCAATGCGGCGAGACAGGCCGTGGTTCGCGGTTTGGAGCCAGTCCGGCAAACAACGCAACTATCAAGCTGGAATTGAGCTTATAAAGCACTTTGAATCGTTTCACCATGACGCATACATATGTCCTGCCGGGGTGTGGTCACTGGGCTGGGGGAATACGACGAAGGCTGACGGTTCACCGGTAGTTCCTGGCGACCGGATCAGCCAAGAAGACGGGGATGCGCTGCTACAAAAAACGATTGATGGCATCATCGTAAACCTGGCTAGATCCATCCCTTACTGGTCAGCCATGAAGGAGCATCAGCAATCGGCGCTGATCAGTTTTGCATTTAATCTGGGAAGCTACTTTTACGGCCAAGACGGCTTCGAGACGATCAGCCGTTGCTTGCGTGAGCGGACTTACAAAAGCGTGCCGGCGGCATTGCTGCTCTACTGTAATCCGGGCAGCACGTTTGAAGCTGGCCTAACCCGCAGGCGCAAAGCAGAAGGCCAGCTATGGGCTGGTGAACAAGCTGCAGCACCAGAACCCGCCAAGATCCGGCCTGAGTCACCATTTAGCACCCGGCTGACACCACACATCACGCTAGGTGAGTTTGCGCTTGGCCAAGAGGCAAGGCGTTTTGAGCATCAATACCAAGTGGACATGGCCGCTGAACTGGCGGCATTCTTAGAGCGTGTTCGCGTCAAATTTGGCGGCAAGCCAATCATTATCACGTCTGGTTACAGGCCACCAGAGATAAACAGATCGGTTGGTGGTGCTAGCGGGTCAGAGCACCTCTACCCAGTGCCGGGAGAGGGCGCTGTTGATTTCTATGTGCAAGGCGCTGACATTTATGCAGTACAAGAATGGTGTGACCAAAATTGGCCGCACAGCCTTGGCTATGGCTCTAGCAAGGGATTCGTCCATCTAGGCATTCGAGAGGGCGGTCCTAAGGTACGCTGGAACTACTAATTTGATTTGTTTTTGACTGTTCTTTGTGATTTCGAGATTGTATCGCTTTGCCACGGCGGAGCGATGGAAGACTGGTCTGAAGATCTAATTAACCCGGCCTCGCTTGACGTAAGGCTGGGCAGTGGGCTGATGATTGAAGTTGCTGGGCAAAAAGACCTGCTCCATGTGGATATTTCCAATAGAACAGAAAAGAACCCTTATCGATTGACGCCAGGTGAGTTTGTCTTGGCCGAAACGTATGAAACATTTAAGAAAATACCTGATCACATTTGTGCTCAGTTTGCGCTGAAATCAAGCAGGGCTAGGGAAGGATACGATGCTCTTCTTGCCGGGTGGATAGATCCAGGCTTCTGCAACAGCAAACTTACCCTCGAATTGGTAAACGTAAGGCGTCATTACGATCTTCCGCTATACCCTGGGCTGAAGATCGGGCAGATTGTGTTTATGAGAATGAGCGAGGTTCCTGTAAATAGTTATTCAAAAACGGGTCGCTACAACGGTGACGCAGCGGTTCAGGGCAGTAAAGGTTAAAGCAAACCCCTTGGCTAGCATTAAGAAGCCTGATGGCAGCAGTGAGTGGCAGCTGAGTTCAGGCAATGCAGAAGGAGCAGTCTGTGCAGAGAATATCTGCCTATAGACCAGATGACTCACGGGAAAAACGGATGGGTGTGTGATCCCAGAAAGTGTCCCATGAGATCAGCCGAGAATGGCGTCTCTTATCAAGTAGAAAAACGCTACCTAACGACTGCAACAATCATGTTCCTGACCTCAGCAAAGGAAGACCAGGATCCCGAAGAGTTCAGTGAAATCTTCGCATCAAGATTAGAGGAACTTACGGAAGAAATAGTAAGTTTCGATATGCAAGTCGTTCCACTAAGTGGTGGATTCGTTGGCCATGAAATCATAGGGTCAGAGCTTGTACCCAAAAAAGTAAGCAAGCATAGGTTTAGGCGTCAAATACTTGACGAGTGGGACAATCGCTGCGCCTACTGTGGCCAGCCCGGTGACACGCTGGATCACATTCTCGCTAGATCTAAGGGAGGCAGCATGAGCGTTGTAAACAACCTTGTTTGTTGCTGCAAATTCTGCAATGGATCAAAATCTGACCGACCAATGAAGAAATGGTTTCGTGAGCAACCATTCTGGACCCAAGAGCAGGAAGACCTTATCAGCTACTGGATGGAACATGGAACACTGGACGGGCTTTAGGGCTCCATCATGTGATACAGGTAAGTTTTTGCACGCCAAAAATCATCTGAATACCTGCAGGTAGCTCCGCCTGGACTGCAAGACCTGTAATAAACGCCTTGCTTGCTATCGTGCAAAATTTCAATGTAAAACCCATTGCCAAAATTTATTGCCCAGCTGGGTACGTCAGTCGTCGAACCAGAACGCCGAGCATTGGCTGGCAAATCTTCCGCCACTTGATTTACCCTCGGCAAAACCAAGACTGCACTCTGATTTTACAAGCTTCCAGTGCAAGCACTGCCAGCAACGCGGTTTTGGATCAGCAACTGCTCGCAAATCAGCAAAAAGTTGCTCACCCTGCAGTATCGCGCTTTCAGCTGTTACAGCATTAAGAGCTATCTCGAAAATATCGGCGTTTGTTTTTATAGTGGCTATCCACTCGCCGCTGTTGTCAGAAACGTTTAACTTTCCAGAATGCGAGCGATGACTGGTCATTCGGGGCGATTGAGAAAAAAAGCTTTTAGTTCTTGAGCTGCTGCCTGTGCGTCTGACTCAGTTTGCTCCGGGTTGCCCCAATAAACAACTTTTCCATCAAAATACCAGGGATTGAAGTAGGGTTCTACCCCGTGTGCGATTAATTTTACGCCTGTTTCGGAAGTGTTCATTAAAATAAAACCGTAAAAACATTAAAATGAGATTGGTTTGAGATGACAGCGGACGCAAGCAACACCAATGAGCCAGTCGTCCAAATTTTAGCGTCAGAGTACATAGTGAAACTTTTACTTGAATCTGTCACTCTCAAGCTAGAAAAATGGCCTGGGGGTGATCCTGCAGAGCAAGAAGAGTTGATACGCCTCAAGAGTGTGCTTTTTGCGGCATCAATGGATTTGTTGTTAGATCGCAGTTGACAGCCTGATATAATTTTTCTTCAAACCAATCTCAGGGTTGGCTTGTCCTGAGGTGCATGGGGATCGCCTGAACCAAGCCACGCAGGCGCGAGAGCCGGTGGCGTCCCCCCTTTACTTCAATCGTGATTTAAGATCACGTCTTGCTCCAAGGTCTGCAGCTCTTCAGCAGCGCAAATTCGCATCTGTTCATGCTCTGACGGGGTGGTAAAGCCATCCCAGCGAACAGCAAGATACTTGCGCTGATGACCGTCTTTTCTGGCCTTGATCCTAAGCTCTGTTACTGTACCAAGCCGCGACGAGTAACGGCGTTGATTCTCCTGCTTAACAGCAAGCCCTAAGTGGATACGAGGCTTTTCAGCAACTCGATCACCAACGGCAAACTTAAACGGAGTGCGGCGCGATTCTTTTGTCACGGTGCTAAACGGGCCTTGCCCCAGCGATTTTTCATGTACCAGGCGTGAACTGATGGAAACCACTGCTCAAAATGTGGAACCATAAGCTGGCACATCTGATGAATTTCTATCTGTGCATCGGCTTTGCCCCGCAAGTCAAGGAAGTGCATAAGGGAGCGCAGGTTGAACGTTACGACAAAATGTTGGCGGTAGTCAAACGGCAGCACTCCTCTGGCGTGCTCCTCAGAGATACCGGCATCCAAAGCTTGCTTGTACCGGAGCGCAGAATCTTCACAGTGCTGCAGATCCTTAGCTCGTAGTCTCTCGTCGTATGTGTATCGCTTACCCTGGCGATTAGTGTAATCACCTACGGGACGCAGATAAAAAGCCTCTTCAACATCAACAATGCCCTCGGCCACGGCAGCAATGCGCTGGCCGGTGTAACGCATCGACTGGACATCCCAGCTGGTGCCTACCCGGTGCGTTCGTGCCTGTTGGATCACCGAGTGGGGAAAATAGCCAACAGCGAACGTGATGCTTGCGTGTTCGAGTGGGCCATAATGGCCGCGACCTCCCAGCAGTAGGTGCTTGACAATTCGATCACCCGCATCTGGCTCGCTTAGGGGCTCGTCATGAAAGACCCAGCCCTCACAGTAATCCTGGTGCATGGCCTGCCAGCAGAGCGTGGCGGGATCCTTGGTTTGGCTTAGAACGCCAACCTGAAAACGTGGGTCAATTTTCATTGCTGATATCCTTTACGAACATTCTCAGTTCATCATCATCTAATGAATCAACGGCTGACAAGAATCCAGCTGTGATTGCTGTAACCAGGCGTTGAGGGCTGATGACAGCCAGTAAGGCAAACTGCAAGCGAGTAAAAAGGCTGAATTTGACCCTAGTCATTCGTTTTCCTCTTGGGTGTTAATTGGAGCTTCTTTGATTAGCTGTAGCAGAGTGTTGCGTTGACGGAGACGGACTGCGGCGTCGGCGGCGTCGGCGGCGTCGTCGGCGGCGTCGGCGGCGAAGGCAGCGGCGGCGTCGGCGGCGAAGGCAGCGGCGGCGTCGGCGACGTCGGCGGCGAAGGTGGCGGCGTCGGCGGCGCGGGCGGCGGAGGAGAAGGCGGCGGCTTCGGCGGCGGCGAAGGCGGCGTCGGCGGCGAAGGCGAAGGCGGCGGCGAAGGCGGCGAAGGCGAAGGCGTCGGCGGCGCGGGCGGCGCGGGCGGCGGACCGGGCAGCGGCGGCGGCGCGGGCGGCGGACCGGGCAGCGGCAACTGCTTCAGACCACTCTTTGCCATCTGCCAGTAAATCCATCCCTTCAATGACTGAGTCAATACAGGCTTGAATATCATCAGGGACGGGCGGCAACGCTCGCAGTTCTGCAGCTAGGGATTGCCAGCTAACTCGCGTTAAATCTTTACCGTCAGAGCCAACAGCTTCAGGCAGCGCAGCGAAGAAATCCGCCGCTTCATTAGAACAAAGCCCCTCAAAAATGGATTCAGCGATGAGGGTGACTATCAACGGGATACCATATTCGGTCTCAATAAATCCAGGGTTGTTTGTACCGTTGGCGAGGCAACCTATGAAACAGGTTTTGTAGCTACCTTGAGCAACGCGATCAGCTGCTACGTGAGCTGCTACTTCGGCTTTGAGTTTTTGAAAGTTTTTAGTAAGCATTAGCCTGCTCCGATGATTGGAAAGATTGGTGAAGTGTGTAGGAGAGTTTGACAATACTTAACCAGAGAAATGATGACAGACATGATGCGATGAATAGGGAAAGTCCCCCATCCGATTCTTATGCGGGCGTAATTGATTCTTTGTTTTTGGTCAGTCAGTGGGTGGTTAGTCACTGATCGTGCATCTCCAGAACGTGTTGAATACCGCGAATGTAGCCATCCCAATACCGGGAATCACCTTGACGGTGTTGAAGGCTTTTTTCATAGTTGTTGTAACCTTCAATAAGCAAGCCTTTGACTGATTCAATGCTGACTTCAAGTAGTTTTTCATTCATTGGATTCTGAGCGAGCGATTGTTGAAGCTTCGGATTGGATTTTCTTGAGTGCAGTAGGACCAAGCTCTTCTAAAAGTATGCGTATAAAGTGATCCTGGTATCGCTGGTCGTAGCTTTTAGGTAGAGGTTTCTTTATGGTCTCAATTTTAGTCGCAAACTGCATCGAAATCCGTAACTTTTTCTTGGCCCGGTACTCCCATGCACTGTCAGGGGCGTGGCCGTGCTTTTTTTCAAAAGCTGAAACCTCTTCAAGTTGAGTTGCGATTTCATTGATACATTCAATAAGCTCCTGATAAAAAACTTGCAATTCATTGATCGTTAGACTCGGAAGCTCAGTTGTTAAAACTGGCCTGTCAAGGGAAGTGCTGTTGTAAATTGCCATTTTAAAATAAGGGCAGAATAAATCTGCCCCGGTAGGGTTCAAAAGATGTAGTCTATGACGTTGCCGTCAGTGGCCTTGGCCATAGACTGGGCAGCGTCATTGACAGCGCCTTCAGTGTTCTTTTCGTACTTGTAGTGAGGCTTGAAACTCAGGCTGATGTAAGTTTTGCCGCTTGCTGATTGCTTCTTCCAGCCGCTAATAGCGAGTGGAATTTCATTGCGCTCACCAATAGGCTTGCCCTGCATGATGTACTCCGCTAAAGCGTAAGCCTGGTCAGCAGGAATATTGATCACTCCATCCACCGTGGGGTAGTTCTTAGAAGGATCGTACTTGTCTTTCATCCGGGCCTTCATGTCCTCAGCGGTCTGAGGAAACAATGCTCCGTTTACTGAAAATGAATCGGTCATGATTTTGTTTTGCAGATGATGTAGCAGCCTTGTTTGGCTGCTTCGGTTTGAACTGAGTACTTGTACTGATTAGATTCCTTGGTCATGCGACCAGCAATCTGAGCGATGGTGCTTGCTTTGTAGCCTTCGTCAAGCTCTTCGCAGTAATAAAGGACGAAAAGACTGGTTTCAGGCGTTAAAGCAGCAATTTTCTCCCGCAATGGAGTCGTTTTACTGTGTCGGCTTGTGCGTGCTGGAATATCAGCAGCACTGACAACCTTAATAGAAGACATAAAAGGTCTTGGCTTGCGAGAAATACTTTAACTCAAGCTTGCGATTTTAGCAATAAGCTGATTGTGCTCCTCCTCTGAAAGATCATTCGATGCCCTAAGTTCAAGAATGCGCTGACGGATCGAATCAAGCTGCGATGGGTCAGCCTCCTCGATCTTTTTCATTGCAGGCTTAAAAACACCTGTGGGGTGCAGCTTCTGCACGATTTTGCGTCGTTTGGGCGGTGCCCAGGCACAGCTGATCTCTTCGTCAATCTCAGGGCTGCCATAAACACGGATGCAAGGTTCATCTTTGCGAAGCGGGTGAGGCATAACCTGATTGGTCGCGTAGAAAGTTACACGCCGTCCAGGCCACAACGCCACATCGTTACCCAAAAGCTTGATCAATGGAATGGCATTGATTTTGGCCAAGGTCAGCTCAGAATTAATTTCCTGAAACGACATAATCGTCTGGAGTTTTGGCTCTTGATCGTCAAACGCAACCTCTGCTTTGCGAACGCCTTTGACGGTCAGTGTCATGCGCCCAGATGCCGGGAACATGAAAGCTTTTAGCCAAGGCTCATTCATTAGATCACCTACGAATTCCATCAGACTCCCTGCAATAAATCAGCAACATCAGTGTCATTGGCTGGATCTTCGACTTGATACCAACGCGGAGCTTCCATTGTGTTGATGCCCCAAGACGGCCATTCGTTCGTGCCACGACAGGCTTTGATGCCTTCAATAGCCTCATTGCGGCGTTGACGACCAACCTCCAGCAGCTCGTCGCTAACGATATTTACCGAGTAGTTGAAAGGGAACGCCCACTCGTAAGCCAGCAGGACCATCTGTTTCGGGTAAGCGCCGTGACGGTCTAAATAGCCCTCACAATAATGTGCAATCTGGAGATCGTACCCAAGTGCAAATGACTGCCTAGCAAAATCGCGTGGGTTCGCACTCCGGGCTTTCTTCAGATCCACAAGCAAACCGTCCTCTGGCTGCTCCAAGTCAGGCAAGTAACGGCACTCAACATCGTTCTCTGGGTCGTGCCAGAAATGAGGCACCTGCCCTGAACCCTGCAGGAACTCAGAAGCGATTGGATCGTTTTTGAGCTTGCTGACGATCAGCTGTGCAGTGTGGTGCCACTCCTCGGTGATCAGGTCCGCGCACTTGGAGCGAGCAAGTTCTTGGGCCTCTGCCCAGATTTCCTTGCCTGCTTTTGTGCGACGGTCCGCTCTAGGAGCGACAACATATTTACGGCTAAACTTTTCAGGCTCTGTGATCAAACAGTCAACCAAGCTGCCCTGTTTCATCGGATCAGATGGCACCATTGGCATACGGTCTGGATCTTCATAAGCAGCCCAATAGTCAACTGCTGTGCCGCAAGCGTATTTCTTGAGCTTGCTGGCAGATAAAGCTGGATGATCGTGGTAGTTCATTGGTTTGGTAATTCAAGTTCCATTTCAATCCAGTGCTGACGAATTTCACCATCGCCAGCCAAAAGTCGAGCGTCTTCAACAAGGGCTTCATCGGTGACGCCTGGATAACCAATTACGCACCAACTACCGTCTTGAGCGGTTGCAGCTAAGGCTCGCACCTTGACCGCTACGGGTACAGCTTTGCTTGTCATTCAAAAACGCAACGATGTTTGCAAGACGAATGGTATCACTGTTTCGACTAATCGGCAATAGAGACAGAGAAATCCAGTGCCGCAGCTTCATGCTCTGTCATTTTTTTGGCCCACATCTTCGGAACCAGATTGTTCCAAGTGAACCCAGCGTCTTTGCAGTGCTGGCGCTGCTCGTAGCCCAAATTACTGACGTAGACATGTCTCGGTAGCAAGGCATTCTCAATCAGCTGCTCTAGCTGTGGCTCACGCTTCATCACTTCTGCAAGATATATGCAGTCAGTCAGCGCACGGTGGGCCTGCCAAACTGGAACGCCATAGTCGACGCACAGCGACATAACAGAGCTACGACCCCGCTTACTGTTCAGCGGCCATGAGATTTCGTCCATTGAACAGATCCATGGCAGCGGCATCGACGGCAGGCAGCCAGAACCACCGAACCACTGCCGGTCGAATGCAGAGTTATGTGCGACGGCATAATCAGCCTCAGCAACCATCGCCCAAAATGACGCCGCCATTGGGCTCGTCAGATCAGGCGCTTTCATGGTCAACGCAGGCTGAATCCGATTCACGAACTCAGCCTCGTTTGTCAGTGTCGGCAGCAGAAACGAGACCTGACAAATAACAGATCGCAGCTCAACATCAAACAGGACAGCTCCCAGTTCGATCACGGTGCTGTCGGCTGGACTTAAGCCAGTCGTTTCAGTATCGATGATCAATAGTTTCATGCTCATGAGGGTTTAATCTCCAGTGATAAATTTCAAGTAATCGTTGGTCTGATTCGGCGATCAGACGCTTTGCCTCAGCATTAGTCATTAATAATGCACAGCGAATACAAGGTCTTGGACCTACCCTTAAGTTTCTTCAATGCACCGTGATAGCTCATTGCATCAATAATTTCAACGTGCTCCCATCCGCTTTTTTCGCGAAAGGTTGCCTCAAATCGCTGCATCTTGCACGCTTCAGCTCTACCAGGCGAATCGGCAATACCAGCATCACGCATCATCCTGCTCCAGTCCATGCTCCCTAAGAGTTGCAGACACTGCATCAATCATCGTCGAGCTGGCATGATAATGGCCACCACGACAGTTCACCAACATCCGGTCAATTACAAACTCAGACGTAAAATACAAATAATTGCACGATCTACATTTGATCTGGCGTGTAACAGTACCGCCATGTGAATGCCGGGTACTGAAAACCTTTTTAGTGCCCCTCCCAGAGGCACCACAATTAGGGCAGATCAAAAGCTGCGCTCCTGAAACCTGACAACTGATTCAGGAACCAATAGCCGATAGCTTTTCCGGTTGCGATGAATACGAGATGCCTTATGTATTGCCTGCTCTTCAGACCGGGCCAATACCTCGACATACTGCCGATGCTGCCCTGGGGACTCGCAGGCCACGCAAAAATAGAGACTACTCATTTGTTGTTTGACTGCTTCCCTGATCTCCTCCGTGGGCGCATTGCTTGCTTGAGGTCGTCAATGACGGAATCGGTAATTATGTAACCCCTAAGATTGTCGTAGTCTTCTTGACAGGCATCTGCATAAATCTCATTGCCAAGATTATCGTGAAGCCATTTCGTAACCTGCTGCAACTGCCAATCAGCAGCAGAACGCATGTTGTCTTTCTCAACATCATCTTCGGGAGGCCAATCCTCACAAACCGTATAGCATAAGTCGTCAGTCAGTGGGTGCTGGTCAGTCATTTAATTTCTCCTGTGTGGTCGTGGTGGTGGGGTCAATAGATAGCGCCGCGTAGGCTTTCTCAAGCAATTCGAGCGTGTGCTCAAGCTGTTCTAATGTGACAACCTTGCTTGTTTTTTTTGCTCTCTGAATATAATCACAAAAATCGTAGATTTCCCCTTTTACACGCGCATACTTAGTGTCATACTTTATCCGAGCTATTTTCTCCTCAGTAGCTACGAATATACGTTCATAATACTCCTGGCTACCAACGAGCATACCATCTGACTTCCTAAAGCGATCTCCCCCGTGAATAATAATCAGCGTCGGAGTCGTGCGGTCAACGCTTACGATTTTACCCTTAGGATCAAAAAAGCCGATAGCATGAATTACCTTGTCACCTTTTTTGATGTCATAAAGTGTCTTCCGTTGTTGTTGATCAGTCATGAGTTTTCCTCTTCTTTTCGGGAATAAAAACAAGAGTAGGTTCTTGATGTTCTTCGTAACGGTGGTATCCAACAAAGTTGCCAGGGAGTTCGTCGACCCATGGCATCAGCCAATTAAAGAAGTGCTCAACCTCCCCGCTGTAATTCTTAAGATCACCTTTGCCGAGAAATGACCATCGCTGTAAGATCTTGTCGTATGTCAACGAGCGCACACACGTAGACGGCGTGTAGTAACTGCTGTTATTAAATAGCATCCCACTTCTTTCTGGAAAACCATTCGGCTGCACACCGTTGCACAGCTTCTTAAGTGTGTTAATGATTTCTTGTGGGGTCTCTTCCTTTAGATCCACGTTGACGTAGATTTCTGTGTACATTCCCATTAGATTTTCTCCTGTGTTGGGCGCATTGCTTCAGCAAGTTCTTCGGGGATGTTTACCGCTTCCAAGCAACTCCCACGCTCGAAGATTGTTTCGTTAAGCCATTTCATCACCTGCTCCAACTGCCAATCAGCAGCGGCTCGCATAGATTTTTTCCAATCGAAACACATGTAGGCGATGGACGGATTGTCGTCAATGGCAAGACAAATATCGTCAGTCAGTGGGTGGCTCATGATTCCTCTTCAAGCTTTTCTTCAAGTTGCTCAATCTGAAGCTTCAAAGATGCAATCTCTTTCTCTAAGCGTTCATTTCTCTGAGCAAAAAGGCTCTTTGCTTTATCGTAACTTGCCTTTACCTGAGCGGTATCGATAGAAAAGTGTGGATCAAGTACACAGTCGCTTGATGCGACCGTGACTTCCATCGACTCGTAACCAGAACTGAACTCATGCTTGTCACCGAGGATAACGCTCATCTGCGGGTTTACAATCTCGAAAGATTTATATCCGACGTTGTAGAAAGTGGCATTGTGTTCAAGCATCAGGGTCAACTGCTTCAACGATTCCGAGCAATTATCATCACTGGGAATGTAAATAGCAATTTCCGTTACGTTTTGCGTGTTGACTAAGGCGAACATAAACTTGGCTGCGCGAACTCCTCTAGTCTAGCAGTATGGATTTAGCTTCGTCAACCGATCTAGCCACTCCTGCAATTCCTCCTACGTTTCGGATGTGTTCAATGAACGCTTTCTGCTGTTCCGTAGCCCTGCCCTTGGCAGTCTTGACCTCGATCGCCGCGAACACTGGCACTTCCATTCCCACCATCTCTGGCGTAATCGTCACCTTCCGGTAGCCAATCAGGTCACTTCCGCCGGGACTACCGACACCAAATTGCACATACCTGCCAGTCCTTGGATCCGGCAAACTGCCACTGTTATTTCTCCACAACCTTACCGGGCCGCGACTACACGCCAGTCTGATCTCTTGCTGGATTTTGCTTTCGCTCAAGTCAGAAATGGCGCGATGCCATTATTTTCTTCGCCCATGGTACTGGGTATTTGTAGCCTCGACTTTTGCCTAGCTCAATCAGTTGCTCCAGCGTTTTAGCTCTACCCTGCTCCGCACGCTTGGCAATATGGGCTTTCTGCTTTTGTAGTCTCTCCAATGCAGCCGCCTGTCTTGAATCAATCTCACCCAATTCACCATCAACCTCAGCTGGTCCACCACGAGTCGGAGCCGGATACCGATACCCGCATTCAGGGCAAACCGGCGCTGGAACATGAGCACAGAAACAAGCAGGACACTGCCTGACGGGAGGTGCCTGTTCCCCACGCCTCTTCCGGCCCTCCAGGCTCCATTGCCGTTCCATTTCCGGGGGACCATGCTCGAAAATCGAACCGGCATGATCTAAAACCGTCAAATGCTTCTTGCCACTAACCGGCGACGTTCGCAGTCCACGGCCTACGGACTGAAGAAAAAATGTCAAACTCTTTGTCGGGCGAAGCAAAATAATGCACTCGATCTGCGGCACATCAACACCGGCCACCCACAGCTGGGCATTGCATACAACCTGCAAACTGCCGTCCCTAAGGCCAGTCAAGGCCGCGACTCTCTCTGATCGTTTGCTCTTGCCTGAAATTGCCACTGCCTTGTAACCCTGAGCCTGGAACTCAGCAGCAACATGCTCGGCATGGCTAATCGACGTGCAAAATGCCACCGCTCTTTTGCCATTGCAATGCTTCTGATAATGCTTGATCACGTCACCCGTGATGGTCGAACGGTCCATCTCACCATCGATGTCCGACTGCCTGTAGTCACCGGCTTGCATCCTTAGCCCGGTCAGGTCCGGGCGATGCGGCGCGAAATACTTGATCGGGGCCAAAAGCCCCTCTTGGATTAATGCGTTAGTGCTGCACGTTGGCACGATCTCATCAAAGATCTCACCCAATCCCTTACCGTCCAGCCTGCATGGAGTGCCGGTCAGCCCCAGCAGCGGTGGGTTGCCAATCTTGCCCATCACCTTGAGGTAAGTCGTCGCCACCGCCAAGTGACACTCATCCACAATCACAAGGTCAGGTGGCGGGAACCCATCACGCCTCGCAGCAGTTTGAACGCTCACGACCTGAACCCGGCGGTGATACTCCATTGGCTTGCCAGCAGCAATCTCGCCAAAAGGAATCTTCACCGAACGCAGCCGGTTGGCCGTGTCATCCAAAATCTCCCTCAGATGAGCAAGGAACCAGACAGTTTTGCCCTTATCGAGCGCAGACTGGATAATCGCTGCACTGGTATGGGTCTTGCCAAAACCAGTGGCAGCACAAAGAATCGGTGCCCGATATCCAGACCGGTACGCAACCCTGATGTCATTTATCGCCTGAGTTTGGCGGGGGCGGAGGGTCATGCCTCGTCCCTATCAAGTTGCAACAGGCGCAGCGATTCAGTGGCAAACTTTCTGACCGACTCCGCTTCGCGAGCAACTTCTTCCAATGTCTCCCTGATACTAGGATTGCCATCCTTGGCCAACTGTCTTTCAGCTGCCATTACGTCTTGATAAACGATACCTCGCCCGAAGCGAAACTCCTTTGACGCTGCTGTCATTGTTTTCTCTAACGGAATTTGGATTTCTTTCAATGCCGCTACAATCTTCAGCCGATCTTTGCTGCTTTTGCTTTCACGTTTAACAAGAGCTTTCATGTGATCGTTGAGTTCGCCTGTTGGCGTAACTTGAATGTCCTCTCTAAGAGTTGAGTGTCCCGAACTTGGGACACTTGTCGTTGGCTCCGGTGTTGGAGTCGTTTCAGGAGCACTGGGGGTCAGTGCTGGCTCAGGTGCTGACGTAGGCTCTACCTGAACTTCAGCTCCTTTCCTGCGTTTGATTTCCTTGGTGATTGTTTCGCGGTTGCGACCCGTTTTCTTGTGAATGGCGTTGGTGGTCAATCCTTCTTGAGTGTGCAGCCTCCACCATTCCTGCCGCTCTTCATCTGTCGGCTTTTTTCGGGAGGGCTCGGATCCTTGAGTTGTATGGTTCGCCATTTGGCGAACGTCATCAGCTGGTTTCAGCTTGCGGCGCAACGACGTTTCAGCAACGCCAAACCGCTTGGCTGCACCCAATACGCTGATGTTTCCAGTCTGAACCGCAGCGATAGCATTTTCCATTGATTGTTCTTCAGATGTTCTGCTTGCGAGCATTTCAACAAGTTTGCAGTCGTCTCCGCATTTAGGCTCTTCGCTGTTCATGGAATAAAAAACCCGCTTAAAAGCGGGGTGATAAAGTTCAATTCAAAAGTAAAGTCAAAAGCATCGCTCAATCACTGTGGGTGACAACGCTCTAGCGACTTTTCCTGCTTTTGAGCCATTTTGCGGGTTATGCTGTGCAGTAACAACTGCCAGCGGAAGAGCTGCCTTGACGGATGACATTACTTTTTCAAACCTTCCAGGCTTGTCTGCCTTGATCCATTTGAGAAAAGTGCCTCCTTCTGGCCTTGCTTTCTCAAGCTGATTCCAGAGACTATTTCCTGCGTCGGAATACTGCGCGGGGGTAAAATGATTTAAGTCAAGATCTGCTGCTAAAAGTTTTACATAGCAGGAGAAGGCTGCCTTAAAGTCTTTAGCGTTCCCTGCGTGCAAGATTGAATCTTGAATGCTTTCGCAGCTAAACAGTTCAACTCCACTCGTAGAGCCAACCCTTTCACGAATCTCTGCGCGAGAAAAATCCCTAGAGCCAGTATTGGCTGAAATAATTCGAGCCTGTACTTCTTCTTGAAGAGAGCAATTAATAACCGAGCAACGTACCTTTACGCTTTGATAACCATTAAAGCCAGCTGCTTTTAACATTATTTGCAACGCTAATGTGCGGTGACGGCCTGACGTAATGATTGGGCCAGCAACTGATCCTGCTCGTAAGTCGTGAATGTAAGCGACTTCAATATCTTCCATCAGCCTTTTCTCTCTACCGCCTCCTGACTTGCGGATTAGCCCGTACCGCCCAAACAAGATGTCATTAACCGCTGAAGGGTCAACGGCTTGAGCTGTTACTTCGTGCTTTGAACTTTCAGCTAGTTCGGCGAAAGTAAAACAACGTAGAGCAGAACCACCGTCCGGTTTTTGAACTTGAAACTCGCTTTCTAAGCTTTGAGTCGAAGAAACAACTCTTTCGATGTTTTTCTTTAGCTCAGAGGAGCCGGTCTTTGAACTGTTTAGAACCTCAGTGGCTTTTTTGATCACAGGAGCGAGAGACGGGATCAAGCAGGGGTCGTAGTTGGTTGAAGTGCTGGCGTTCATTTGAACTCAGTAAACAAAAGGACTGAGCTAAAATGGAAAGCGGATAGGCAAACCATTTAGCCATTGCATGACCCCGATTGGCGTCGGGGTTTTTTCATGCTGCAAGAACCATAGCAGTCAAACGCCTGTGTTGTCGAATTTGCGGTATATACCCGCCCCTCAGAGTGTGCGCACAAAGAATCACGGCCAGATGTTGTGTACACGTACATACACGCCAAGCTCGCAGCTTTCGTGTACTCTCAGTCCCTACAACAAAATTAAATGCCTAACTCTGTTCTTATCGACTGGTCAATCACCGAAGACTTCCTTGAAGCCATCGGTCGCAGTACCGGCCCAATAGTTTTCGCTGTCTATCCCTCAGATCCGTCGCGGCCTTGCATCCACATCAAGGCCGACGCAGAGGACATACCGCGCAACAAAATCGAACGCATCCTTGCCCGAAATTCAGGCAGCAGCCTTGGCTTCGTCGTCAATCCACCCTCAGACCAGCCTGCCGTATGGGGGACCAAGCCGGAGCACATCAACCGGGCTGGTGACATCAAAGCCTGGGGCGCATCCAATGCCCACATCGAGCACGCAATCGCCTGCTTTGCAGAGTGCGACGGTAATCTCGACCGCGAAGCTCAAGCAGCACTGCCTGCAATGGCGGGACTCCCAGAACCAACAGTCTCGGTCTGGACTGGTGGCAAATCCTTGCACCACTACTGGCTTTTCACTCCAGGCCAAGAGCCTGACATCCAAGACTTCTCCGACCTGCAACGCCGGATCGCAACCGCAATCGAGATCGTTGCGCCTGATTCCAAGCCAGACAAGGCGATTTCCAACGGCAGCCGTGTCATGCGCCTGCCCGGTGGTATCCACCCCAGCACTGGCGAACGCACGGTTATCGCCTCAACCAGAACTGAAACATTCACCCCAGACGAGATCGGCGCTGCTGCTCCAACGATTTTTCAACGTGGCACCCGCCCAGCAGAACCGTCTCACCACTGGTTTTCTAAACTCCCACCCGCAGAGCAGCGCACACTTGCTGTCGAAATACTCCGCAACTACATCCCGCTCCGCACTGAAGCAGGCCAAGGCACATACCCCACATGCTTTGCCTGCCTCGCAGCCCTAACCCACCATTTCGGACAGTCCCTTGCACAGGACATCGTTCTGGAGGCTGACTGGCAATCACCCGGCACATGGGAGCCAGCCAAGAAAATTCTCTCAATTGGTGATGCGCCAATCAGGGCGTCAATCAGCAAACTAATCAACACTGCAATAGCAAACGGCTGGGAATTACCCCAAAATGTTGATGCCGAAGAGCCAAACGAAGCACCAGAAGAACATCATGCAGTAATACCTTTTCAATTCCTTGGTTATGAACACGGCAAGCATTACTACATGCCTAGAGCAAGTTCACAAGCCATTGAACTGACAATATCTTCACATACCAAACTGCACTTAATCTCACTAACCAGCTCCTTAGAGTTCTGGCAACGTAACTTCACAGTCAACGACAAACTTGACTGGGATCTTGCTACCGAATGGCTAATGCAAGAATCACACAAGAAAGGTGTATTTGATCCTGATCGTATTAGAGGCCGGGGTGCTTGGGTGGATGCTAATCGCGTTATCTTTCACCTTGGCATGAGAATGATAGTTGATAATCGCGAGCAAAAAGTATCAGACGGAATATCGAGCTATTACTTTTATGAACACGCCAAACCCCTTGATGGGCCTAGTGAAGTCCCGCTAGAAGACGATGTTTCGGTTCAGCTTTTTAGACTTGCAAAGTCTTTCTCCTGGGAATCACCTTCCTATGCGTTCCTGCTTGCTGGCTGGGTTGCTCTTGCTCCTATCTGTGGCGCACTTGAGTGGCGCTCACATATCTGGGTCACCGGAGGCAAGGGCACGGGTAAGACAACAATCCTCAGTCGTTTCCTTAAGCCTTTACTAGGCGGCATTTATCAATCAGCCACAGGTGGCACCACTGAACCCGGCCTTCGCGCTGCACTCCGGTCTGATGCAATACCTGTTCTGTTCGATGAATTTGAACAGAACGACTCCCGCGAAAAACAAAATCGTGACAACGTGCTGGCCATGGCACGGATTGCATCATCTGAAGGCGGCAAAATCATCAAAGGCTCCGCTGGTGGTGGTGCAGCTAATCAATACGAAATCCGCAGTATGTTCTGCGTTTCATCAATCAACGCCTCCCTTGTTCAAGGTGCTGATCGTGATCGATTCTGTGTCCTTACCTTGCAGAAGGGTGAGGGGGACTGGCTTCCGCTTGAGGCACAGATCGCCAAGCTCTGCACTCCCGAAACAGGTCGCAGCCTGGTGGCACGAACACTGGCACGGGTGCCGACTATTAGGGCCAATGCGCGGAAGTTTGCAGCAGCCCTAGCTGTCGAGCACGGCCAGCGTTTTGGTGATCAGCACGGCACACTCTTGGCAGGTGCGTTCAGCTTGCTCCCAGGCAGTGATCGTGAGCTGTCTGATGTAGAGGCTGCTGAGTTTTGCGCTGGCATTGACTGGACATCACAGCGGCGCGATGAACGTGACGCTGATGAAGATCAATGCCTTGCGCGGATCCTTGAATCAATGATCACCGTGGAGGGCGGCAGAAGGTTCACGATCATGAATCTCGTTGAGAGTCTTTGCGGTCCCAAAATGGGAACAATTGAAGGTTCGGATGAAACTTGCGAAAAAGTGTTAGGCAGATATGGAATCAGACTTATGTCCGGCTCAATGATGATTGCGAACTCAAATACGAATTTGGAGCGGCTTTTGGATGAAACGGCATGGTCTGGAGGGGCTCATAAGCAAGCACTGAAGCGGGTTTTGGGCGCTACCAAGTCCCCGGCGATGGTGAGATTCTGCGGAAGCAAGCAATCACGAGCTACAGTGATTCCACTGACGGCAATTATCGACACGGATTAGCTAAACATTCTCGACATACTGCTGAAGACTGCGTATTGTTTGATAGCTAGTGACTGGCCCCCTTCCTTGGACAAGAGGGTGCGGAACTCCGCTAGCGTTTGTCCACCAATGAAAAGCCTGCACTCAAAGGCACTCTGACCCACGACCCACACCCTGACCCGCGAGATCCGTTGCGGCGCAAGGGCGGGTCGGTTGGGTCATTTTTTATGCCACACGAGTAAGTATGTGTGTGTAAGTAAGAGAGTATATATATATATATATATATTTAGTGATACATTTATTATTATTGACCCATCCCAGTCATACCAAGGGATTTGGCCGGGTCAACGACCGACCCGTTTGCATACAGTTACTGCGCCGCAAGGGATCTCAGCGACCCGCTGTCTGAAAAGAGCCTTCCAGCTAGCCTTATCTCATGGCAATTACCTTCGACGCTGAGGAAATAACCGGCAAGCTGGATGCCATCAGGCTCACCCAGCTTCCATTCGCTGCATCGAGAGCAGCTAACCAGCTCGGCTGGGAGCTAAAGAACTCGGCATGGCCTGCTTTTGCGCGTAGAGCTTTCACAGCATCAGGGCCACCAGTGCCATTCACGACTGGCGGGAGTGGGGTTACTGGCGGTTTGCTCTACAAGCACAATCGCGGAGACGCCAGGGTAGAGATAAGCCTTGATCGCCCTGCCCCTAAAGGGCAAGACCCTGCTCGCTACCTAGCACCTACGGAATCAGGTGGCTCGATTTACATCACTCGCTTTTCGCGAGCTTTGGGCAACCAAGGCTACATGCCGTCAAATTTCAAATACGCAGCGCATTTGAAAGGCAGCAACGGTTTTGCTGGGCAGATGAACGGCAAGGTCATCAAACCTGGGTACTACAAATCAATTCTTGCTGGGCTAACTAGAGGTTCGACTCCAACAAAAACAGCATCAGGTAATCGGTCTAGGGCTAAGTTCACCGGCTACAGGTTTTTCTCCGTGCCAGAAGCTCGCGGCAGCCTTAAGCCTGGTATTTACAGGGCAAAAGGCCGTGGCGAGCTTCAACAGCTATTTACCTTTTTAGATTCAGTGCCTAGCGTTCCCTCGATATGGAATTTTGAGGAGTTTGCAGAACGCGAATCACTACCCATACTGGAGCGCATACTCCCCCAGTTCATTGAGGAAGCCTTGAAGTGATTGAGCCCTGCCAGCAGACTGAGTTCTTCATGGAGCGACTTAGAAGGCAGTCCCAGGACATGAGCCGTGAAGAGCTGCTGGTCGTGGTCGACAGTCTCAGCCGCCTGTACTGCACCACAAAGGCTGGAGCTAACTGGTTGGCAAAAGAAGCGTCTCGAAATATGACAGCCGGTTGTTGACAAGATGCGCTTAAGGGCTATATTGCCGTTGCAAACAGAAATGCGTTTTAAATGCCATCTATTGCTTCGCTAAGAAAACAGGTCAAGCAAGCCGATGACGCTTACAGGTCTGGCAATGCAGTTATGAGTGACCAAGATTTTGACCATTTGGCTGCCGAGTTGCGAGCTGTTGCACCATTTGCTCCTGAACTGACGCTTCCCGGAGGGGGATCTGCGCTTTTGAGCTTGAACAATGGGGACAGCGAGGAGCTGGACCACTGGCTTTCGATGAGCGGCGCTCAGGAGCCGCTGTGCGTGTCCGAGAAGGTTGACGGGTGTGCAATAGCCATTCAGTACGTGGAGGGCCGCTTGCAGGCCGCTTGGACGCGATCTGGCGCTGACGCGACTGCTCTCGTATCGCGAGTCGCTCCCGCGACTCTTTCGCAACCTCTCTCTATCGAGGTTCGGGGTGAGCTTTATGACTCAGTAACTGGCAAGCAAAGCGTCCCGGCTCAGGCTCTTCGCAGGCCAAACCACACTGGCGACGGTCTGGGCTTTATCGCTTACACGCTTATGGATGCTGATGGTGATGAGTTCTTGACGCTTGAGCGTTTAGCAGCTCTTGGATTCGACACCGTGTCAGCCGTTTGCTGCACTACTGTCGCTGACGTGATTGCTTGTCATCGGCAGTGGAAGGCTGGCTGCTTTGGCCGGTCGGAGCTACCTACTGATGGCATCGTGATCCGAATCGCGGATCATGCTGCACAACAAGCTTTGGGATCTAGTAGCAAAGCGCCTAACTATGCTTTTGCTATGAAGTGATGGGTTCTCTGATGCGCTGGTACACCAGATTTTGGGAGCGATTCGCTATCGGGATACTTGTTAGATCCAGCAACATTTCGTTGCTTGCGTTTAAAGACGTAGAGGTTGATCAGGTGATCATGGCTGGCTCGATTGATGATCCTGCCGCCATGGCCTTCATCGATGCCAACACTCCTAGTGATGAGCACTATGCAGACCCAGACAGTTTGATGCTGGAACGCTTATTTCATGCTCCCGATGGGGAGAAACCAAACTAAAAAACATGCAAACAGTTCACCTCAAAAAGTCCCATGACTTCGCAATTTTCATCGAGAACCCCGGAGGAAGCTGGTTTGAAATCTCAGGAAAAGGGCGAGTTGCCCTCACTCCCGGCAGGTACATCAGCGCCTCCGACGCTAAAGGCAAGATTCAAAGCCTGCGCTCAATGGGTTACAGGCGACAACAACTCGCCAGTGATTCGTGAAATCGTTGGGACGATCAGCTGCATGGCTGTAATTACTTACGTTTCCGGCTACACGCTTGGAACTTGGTTTCACAAGACTAAAAAACAACTAATCGAGAGAATCAATGACAAGACTGATCGGCCTTTATAGCCATGCTCCCGGCTCTGGGAAAAGCACTGTGGCGGAAATGATTGACGGCGAAACTGTTTCGTTTGCGGCTCCGCTGAAAAGATTCGTGACAAGCATTATCTTTGGGCTTGGTCACGATGGGTTTTCAGCAGTAAGAGAGCATAAGGAAGATAAGATCCCTGAGATTGGGGTTTCTCCACGTCAAATGATGCAGACACTGGGAACGGAATGGGGACGGTCTTGCGTGCATCCGGATGTATGGGAAATGCTCGCGGAGTCTCAGGCTAAAGGCTTGATCAGTTCTGGCTTTAGCGTGGTTTTTGATGATGTGCGCTTCCCGAACGAAGCGAAAATGATCCGCAGGCTGGGCGGCGAGCTATGGCTTGTGGACCGGCCTGGTGTCGTTTACGAAGGCAGTCATGCCAGCGAGGGTGCCTTGCACGGCATCGTGCCTGACGCTGTGATCAATAACAGTGGAAATCTAGAGCAGCTCCGAGAAGTAGTCGTTGGCCTGCTCGAATGACACTCACTATCAATTTTCTTGTATCTGGTTTTTGCTTATGGCTTGTTTTAGTCGCATTGTTCCTTTTCTAGTTGTCACCTTTTTTGTTTCTATTTCTTTACATCAAGATGCCCTTATTTTTCCTGCTGGCACTGGTAACGGGATCACCGATCCAGCGAGTCGGTGAGACCTGTCCGCTGGGGTACTGGCGAAGCGGTGGATACTGTGTCGTTTCGCCTGGAGCTGTTGAGGTTCGAGATACGCTGCCAAACCCGGCCCTTGATACCTGCCCCGTGGGTTGGTATCGGGCGAAGGGTTATTGCCTGAGGACTCGCTAGAGTCAAGCCATGACAGGATTCAAATCAGAAGCCGCTGCTGCAGCGCATGAGCAGTACATGAGGAGTGTTCACCTCGACGTTTTGTACGAGCTAGACAAGCGCGACGACCCTGACCATGAGTTCAGAGGTTGCTTCACGGGCTTGTCTCAGAAATATGGAGCGAAGCATGACCGTTGAGATTGCGAATACTGAGGACGGGCTTGGCTTGAACGTGAGGGTCTGCGAGGATTCGATTTGCCTTACCGGTTTTTGTAGCAGTATGCACCTCGTTGAAAAGAAGGCCAATGAGCTGCGAGCTGCTATCCGAAAGCAGGCTGCTGACACGTTTAAGGAGATCCAACAGCTAGAAGCTGAAGCGATGGGAGCCCCTGGGCCGATTCATGACTGCTAGCCAAGGACTGGCAAGCCTCCGGTTTTTACCGTGGGACTTGCACGCACCCAGTTTTTAAGGGGCAGAGGACTTGCAAGCACCCGGTTTTCTTTATGTTTTCTTACCGTCACGAGACTCAAATAGTTCTGAGCTGACAATCAAGGGCCACACGCAAAAGCACACACAAATACGTCGCAAGCATCTGGTTCTTGCACACACCCGGTTTTCTTTATGTTTTTGCGTGTGTGCTTTTTAATGGAATACCTGACCGAGAAAAATATTTCCTGAGCTATTCGCCCAAGTCCAAGAAAAAATCGTTCTTGCGAACACTTCTCAATAGGCAAATAAGGTCACTAAATATCATAATCTTAACTCGACGCGAGTTAGCATCAAATAGCGATACCTTACTTTAGATTTAGCGATCACTATTCTAAACATTGCTAAACGCATTGTTTAAGCGAACTCAAAAAGCAAGTGTTAGCTACTCTGTGAGTTTGTTTTGAATAGCGTTGTTTTAGTTAGTGAGGTTCACCGCCCCGCTGAGTTAGTGAGGTTCACCGCGTTGAGTTAGTGAGGTTCACCGCTGAGTTAGTGAGGTTCACCGCCCCGCTGAGTTAGTGAGGTTCACCGCGCTGAGTTAGTGAGGTTCCCGCTGAGTTAGTGAGGTTCACCGCCCCGCTGAGTTAGTGAGGTTCACCGCCCCGCTGAGTTAGTGAGGTTCACCGCCCCGCTGAGTTAGTGAGGTTCACCGCCCCGCTGAGTTAGTGAGGTTCACCGCCCCGCTGAGTTAGTGAGGTTCACCGCCCCGCTGAGTTAGTGAGGTTCACCGCCCCGCTGAGTTAGTGAGGTTCACCGCCCGACCCATAGGCTGAGCCTATGGGCGAGAGCCTGAGGGGCTCCTGATAAGGCTATCTGTTTATGAATGGCTGATTCTCCATTAACCGATCAGCTCTCTTTATCGGTCTGGCCATCCTCTCTTTTTATAAGGCAGACTCTGAAGCGTGAGAGGGGCTCCTCTCGCTTCTAACATTGCTTCCATTCGATGACAAATTTTTCTATTGCTCTCTCTCAGTTTCTCTCCTCCTTTGAGAGGAGCTCTCGCGATTCAGGCTCTGAGTTCTGGAAGCTCTCCTCAGACTCTCCTGAGTGGATGACTGATGCATTGATGGCAGCTCACGATGGAGAGCTTCCAAACGATTCTAGGTATGAACTGATTAGAGATTGTCTCCAGGCTCTCTCGGATGATGTAGTGGAGAGTCTGGAGGAGGCTCTTGAAGCCAGTCTGGAGCTCTCCCTTGAGCTCGTTCCAACTTTCACGGGTGATCTCATCGACTGGTTTTCTCAGATGCCCCGAAGACTGGGAGACTGTGATGAGGCTCTAGATCAAGGGAGAGTCTCCGAGTTGACTGGTTACGAAGTCCTTTCGGAAGGCTTCAGAGTTGCCGCTGAAGAGGTGATCTCCTCTTTAGCTGATTCTCTGGAGGATGCTGCGGATTCTCTTTTTGATTCAGACAATGATTGTGAGCTCCTCCTCTCTGACTCCCATGGGATCTACATCCCGAAAATATGGGCCGATGAGCTCTCAGAGGAGGAGGCAGAGAATTTTAGTGTTAGCTGGGAGAGCACTCTCCTCTGCCAGGCTGGGCCCGATGAGGAGCAATACTGGGAGGCATGGCAGGAGATCCTGGACTCTGCCCAGTGGGAGGAGGACGGTGTTGAATGGAGGCTCCATCAAAATGGCGATCTCTGGAGAGTCAGAGTTGACGCTCAACTCCCTGAGGGCTTTTGAGATGAGGCTCTCTATCTCTGAGGAGGAGGCTCTCTGCCTCCTCTGGAGCCTAGAGGAGGCTCTCCTCATCTCAGAGCCTGAGGAGGAGGAGCTTATCTCCTCCCTTGTCTCCAGGCTTTCAGTCTCTCTCTCTGGATTCTCGACAGCTTCAGAGCTGAGGGCTTACAGGTTCCAGAGGCCGCTCCTCCCTGGAGAGCCTCTGCCTCCTCTGCCTCTCTATTCTCACAACCTCTATTCTTTAAATTCATGAACTTTTTAGATTCTCGCCTTCATGTCAACGTCCAAGCTCTCTCCGAGCTCTCTGGAGAATTTTATTTTTATGAACCTTCCAGGGAGATTGTCAGGAGTGGCTCTCTCTCTTCGCCCATAGAGTGGAGGCATCCATGCCCTAATGAGGCAGATTCTCTCAGTTTTGGAGGGCTCTCTACTTACTCTCTGGAGCTCTGTAGAGAGCTGGGATCCTCTCTCTCTAAGGCTTCTCCTGAGGAAGCGGCAGAGCTCCTTTGTCAACGTAAGCTCTGGAGGCATTGCTCTCTAGTTTGGATCTCTTCGCATTGTCAGGGAGGAGACTATGCAGGAGGTACTCACAACGTCAGCAATGCCAGAGTCCTGATCGATCAATTCTCATCTCCAGAGCTTCGGGAGATAGGGGGAGGCTATGGGGCTCTAGGAGTCGTGATTGATCCTCGGTATCTGTCTGACGATCTTTTAGAGAGCCTCCAGAGCCTGGAGGGCTATCCGGTTTTGGATGAGGATGACCTTTCTCATTATGAAATAGAGCTCCAATCTGAAGCCTGGGAGAGCTGGGCCGAGAGAGAGTTTAGGTGCGCAATGGAGAATCGACTCTCTGAGATCTCCTCAGAGGATCAGGCAGAGAGAGCTGCTGAGGCAATCTCGTCGGAGCCTCTTTTTGAGATCTTTTGTCAGGCTCTGGAGGTTGGCAACCTTTATTGGAGCCACGAGTGTGCTACCTCTGCCTGGATTGACTGTAAGGAGGTGGCTTCAGAGATCCCTGATGAGAGTCTGAGAGATCTCCTCCCTGTAGGCTCTGCCATTCAGGCTCCTCTGCCTCTCTGAGAGTCTCTCCCATAAATTCAGAGCCTCCCCAGAGAGGCATTATGGAAGACTTTGCAGTCTTCCATCCCCTGACCAGTTCTGTTAATCACTTGCCCCGTATGGGGCTTTTTTTTCGCCCTGGCGGCTGATCGCCCTGGCGGCTGATCGCCCTGGCGGCTGATCGCCTTGGCGCCGATCGCCCTGGCGGCTGATCGCCCTGGCGCCGATCGCCCTGGCGCCGATCGCCCTGGCGCCGATCGCCCTGGCGCCGATCGCCCTGGCGCCGATCGCCCTGGCGCCGATCGCCCTGGCGGCTGATCGCCCTGGCGGCTGATCGCCCTGGCGCCGATCGCCCTGGCGCCGATCGCCCTGGCGCCGATCGCCTTAAAATATATCGTAAAATCCTATTCTTAAGTTGATGCGCTACTTTTTCTAGTCTATTAATCGTAGCAAAATATTATTGACAATAGCAGTCTGCTAAAAAAATATTTCAATAAAAAAAGTCAAGGTATTCGGATCGCACCATAAAAGTAGGCAATACGTTATAAGGTTGTTTCGATAATGCAAGACACACCTCGCCCAGTAACCGAAATAGCGAAATCGGATATTTTATCATTTTTATTCTTATCGCGCTATCTTCGTATTATCGTATTTGAATCATGGCTCTCATTAGCAGGTCCGAAGCCGCACGCGCATTGGGCGTATCGCCTGAAGCTGTCTACGCAGCAGTAAAAAGCGGAAGATTATCGGTCAAGAAAGACGCATATGGCAAGCCTGTTGTGGATAGCGAAACAATGCGAGAGGAATGGGCCAAAAACACGCAGACGAGAATCGGTATCGGCCCTAAAGCCGCCGGGCAAGGTAAAGAAAAGAAGCCTTTGCGCAGTCGCGAGGAGAGGATGGCTTCAGGATCGGAGCAGCCAAGGATCAGCAAGACCCAGGAGTCGATCCCTGACTATGACGAATCTCGCGCTCGAACGGAGCATTTAAAAGCAGAGCTGCTCGAACTTGATCGACAGCAAAAAGAGGGACTCTTGGTCAAAGCAGAAGACATTGCGCTTGAGTGGTCAGAAATTATCACTCGCGCAAGAACGAAGCTATTAGGGATACCAACCAAGGCGAAACAACGAATACCAGACTTAGATACAGACGCTATTGGTGTTTTGGATGATATTGTGCGCGAAGCCTTAGAAGATTTAGCTGGTGACAGCGAATAACGTAGAGAAACTAAGAAAGTCAGCCGCTTTAGCGTTTAAACCGCCAAAGAAGATGACTTTAAGCGAGTGGGCGGACTCTTATGCCTACTTAAGTGCAGAATCGAGCGCAGAAGGCGGAAGATGGCACACGCTGCCTTACCAGAAGGGGATAATGGATGCGATCACGAATCCCAAGATCGAGCAGATCAGCGTGATGAAAAGTGCCCGTGTCGGGTACAGCAAAATTCTTAATCACGTCGCGGCCTTTCATATTCATCAGGATCCGTGCCCGATCATGATTGTGCAGCCCACCATTGAGGATGCACAGGGCTATTCAAAGGAAGAGATCGCGCCAATGTTGCGTGACACGCCTTGCCTCAAGGGTGTAGTGAGCGAGGCCAAGTCAAAAGACGGAGCCAACACGATCCTGCAGAAGCAGTTTCCTGGCGGGAGCCTGAGTCTGGTGGGCGCTAACAGTCCGCGTGGCTTCAGGCGGGTCAGTAGGCGAGTGGTGCTATTTGATGAGGTTGATGGTTATCCACCTTCAGCTGGGACCGAGGGCGACCAGATCAAGCTTGGGATTAGGCGTACTGAGTATTACTGGAACAGAAAGATCGTGGCGGGGTCAACGCCAACGGTTAAGGACTTCAGCCGTGTCGAGCGAATGTTTCTGCAGGGTGATCAGAGGCGTTATTTCGTGCCGTGCCCTGATTGCGGTCATATGCAGTATCTGAAATGGGCAAATATGAAGTGGCACGACAATGATCCAGATACAGCCAGTTACTGTTGCGAAAGCTGTGGCGTATGGATCCCGGCAGCGAAGAAGCGTTGGATGGTTGAACGCGGTGAGTGGCGGCCCACCGCGCCTGGCAATGGTAAACATGTTTCGTTTCATATTTGGGCGGCGTATAGCTATAGCCCCAATGCGAGCTGGTCAACGCTGGTTGAGGAGTTTCTTGATGCGAAAAACGACGCAGAGCAGCTGAAGACATTCGTGAACACTGTTCTGGGCGAGACGTGGGAAGACGAGTATGCGTCGAAGGTTAATGCCGACGGTCTCAGCGAACGTTCAGCTGATGAAAAGTACAAGCAGGGCGTTGTGCCTGCAGAGGCATTGTTGCTCACTGTTGGCTGTGATACGCAGGACACCTGGCTCTCACTCAGTGTCTGGGGATGGGGCCGCGAAGAGCAGGGGTGGTTGATCGACAGGGTGAAAATTTACGGCGACCCGTCGCGGAAAGACGTGTGGAAGCAGTTGGACGAGATTGTGCAGACGCCTTACAAGTCTGAGGATGGTCGTGAGTTGAAGCCAATAGTGGTAGCCATTGATAGCGGCGGCCACCACACCAGTGAGGTTTATCAGTACGCAAGAGAGCGTCAGAGCTTGGGCGTCGTTGCGATCAAGGGCATGTCAACCAAGAACAAGCCGCCAATTGGCAAGGCAAGCAAGGTTGACCTGAACTCGCAGGGTAAAACGCTCAAGAAAGGCGCTCAGGTCTTCCCTGTTGGATCGGACACGATCAAGTCACTTTTGTTCGGCAGGCTGAAGCACAACGATGTCGGCCCAGGGTATTTGCATTTTTATCCAACAGTCGAGAAAGATTATTTTGAAGAATTGACGGCAGAAAAGCAGATCCTTAAGTACAAGAATGGGTTCCCTGTGAGGGTTTGGGTCAAAAGCAGCAGTGCAAGAAACGAGGCGTTGGACGAGCTTGTCTACGCTTACGCGGCATTAAATCGTGTGTATCAAATCAAAGACCGCAGGACGTTATGGGATCAGATGGAAAGAACACCTGAAGAACGGAAAGAGTCTAAGCGTGCAGTTTCGGCTAAGCGAACTCAGAGAAGTTTTGTTAATCAGTGGTAAGAGTTAGACTGCTCAATATCAAGTGACTTATGTAGATGGCAATCCCTCCATCCATAACAAGCGGCGTGGATGCGGTATGGGTTGATGCCGAAACTGTTGACGTGTTTGGTGATGCTGTAACCAGCTCCACTCACTCTCTGGTTTACTATTTTCGCCTTAACACCAATTCGCAGGGCTTAACAGCAACGGCGGTTGCTTACAACAGCGGCTGGAAGACTACGCTGACTGCTGCCGCGACTGGTTCAGCAGACCCCAGTCCTAGCTGGTTTTTTCAGGCTGTTCTCACGAAGACCGGTGATAGCACTGTTCAGGAATACAGCCGAGGCCAGATTGAGATTCGCCCTTCTTTGGCGTATACGGGCACACCTGGAGCGTTTGACGGCAGGACGCAGGCTCAACAGGACTTGGATGCAGTAAAAGCAGCCATCAGGTCCATCGTTTCTGGCGGCGCTGTCTCTGAGTATAAAATCGGGAGTCGTAATTTAAAGCGATACGATCTCTCAGAATTAATCGAACTTGAGTCAAGATTAAAGTCTATCGTGGCTAAAGAGAATAAAGCCAAACTGATTGCCTCAGGGCTTGGCGATCCACATAATCTCTACGTTCGATTTAACGGAAGCTGATGGGACTTCGTACACGATTTCTAAGAACGCTGGGGCTCCAGCGAGTGCCACGGGATAAGCCTCGTCGCCGTCGCCGTAGCTATGCGGGTGCGATTGTTTCGCGTCTTACTAGCGACTGGATGAGCACTAGGGCCAGTGCTGATGCCGAGATTCGGAACAGCCTGAGCAAGCTGCGCGACCGTTCGCGTGAGATGGTGCGGAATAATCCGTATGCAAAGCAGGCGAAGCGCACCACTCAAGTCAATGTCGTTGGCAGTGGTATCAAGCTCCAGTCCCAGGTTCAGCAGGTTCGTGGCCGGAAACCCAGTGAAGCGATTAATCGCCTCATTGAAGAGAAGTGGCATTTATGGACCCGTGCGCAGTATTGCGATGTTGCGGGGCGACATAGCTTCCACATGATGGAATGGCTGGCGACTGGTGCTTTGCCTGAATCAGGCGAAGCGTTGTTTCGCATCATCCGGCGTCCGTTTGGGGGCAGCAGGGTGCCATTGGCCCTTGAAATGATCGAGTCTGATGTGCTTGATGAGGAGTATCAGGGACCAACGCTCGCGAAGCTCAATGAGTGGAGGATGGGCGTTGAGATCAACGAATGGGGTCGCCCTGTTCGTTATGCGTTCTTAACTCGTCATCCTGGCGACTATTGGTTCCAGAATGCACCTCAGAAAGGTGACAAGCATGTTTTCCTGCCTGCGGAAGACGTAATTCACTTGTTTCTTCCAGAGCGTCCGCAACAGCATCGCGGAGTGCCCTGGTTCCATTCAGTGATGGCTGATGCTCATCAGTTGCAGGGTTACGAAGAAGCCGCTGTGATTCGCGCTCGCGCTGGTGCTTCTGTGATGGGATTTGTCACAAGCCCAGAGGGTGAGCTTGAGGGCGATGATGTCGAAGCTGATCGCAGAATTAGCGAGTTTGAACCTGGTATGTGGAAATATTTAGAGCCTGGTCAGAATGTTGAGGTTCCAAACATCAGTTCACCTGATCAGCAGTACGAGATGTTTGTGAAGAATAAGGTTCGGCGTTTTGCGTCAGGTTTTGGTTGTTCTTACGAGACGTTATCGCGTGATTTCAGCGAGACGAATTACAGCAGCAGCCGGTTGAGTTTGCTTGAAGATCGTGAGCACTGGAAGGTTATTCAGTCTTATTTGATCGAAAACTTTCATAATCGGGTATTCCGCGAGTGGCTTGACTTAGCTGTATTGGCTGGTGAGCTTCCGTTCGATGATTACGATTCACGTCCTGAGCGTTATGACACTCCGCGATGGATGGCTCGCGGATGGGATTGGGTTGATCCATTGAAGGAAGCAAAAGCTTATCGCCAGATGGAGCAGGCTGGTTACATGACCAAGGCTCAGATCGTCGCGAAGCTTGGCGGAGACTTCTTTGACAACCTCACTGAGTTCTCTCGTGAACAGCAAGCAGCCGAAGAGCTTAACGTTGAGCTTGATCGTGACATTATTGATGAACTCCCAGAGGAGGTTGAGTGATGCCTGCAATGCCAACTGAAGGTATGCGCGAAGAAGCGCAACGTTATAGAGATTGGAAAGAGGATGGCCGCGATGGTGGTACTGAAGTAGCCGCTCGTCGCGCCACTCAAATTCTCAGCGGCAACGAACTCAGTGATGACACAATCGTCGAGATGAGTGCTTGGTTTGCTCGCCACGAAGTAGACAAAAAGGCTGAGGGGTTCAGCCCTGGAGAGGAAGGTTATCCTTCTCCAGGCCGTGTTGCCTGGGCTGCCTGGGGTGGTGACGCTGGCAAGGCTTTTTCTGATCGCACTGTTGAATCCATGGACCGCTCAATCGATGAAGAGACCAGGGCCGAACCTGACGGCCTGAAGGTTGGTGATTTTGTTCGCTGGAGTTCGTCTGGCGGCAGCGCACAAGGCAAGATCACAAGAATTGTTCGCGATGGTCAGATCGACGTTCCTGATAGCGAGGTTGTCATCAATGGCGAAGAAGATGACCCTGCAGCTTTAATTCAAATTTATCGCGAAGGCGATGATGGCTGGGAACAAACTGATGTTTATGTAGGACATAGATTCAGTACACTGACAAAGATCGAAGCCTTACGCGCAATGGAACTTACTTCGGAGGTGCCTGATGTTGTTGCAGAAGAGAGTTCTAAAAAAGAATTGTCTCGCGATCTTGAAGGTACAAAATTCAAGCGTGTTGAAGCGACAAGTTTCAACATGGTTGACGAAAGGAGCATGGAATTTCCATTCAGCTCTGAATATCCCGTGGCTCGTTACTTTGGAAACGAGATCTTGAGCCATGGCATGGAGTCTGCGAATCTTTCGCGACTCAATGATGGCGCACCGCTTCTTTATAACCATGATCCAGATCGCATGATCGGCGTTGTCGAACGTGCTTGGGTTGATGGTGAGAAGAAACGCGGTTACGCCAAGGTGCGCTTTTCGCGCAATAAATTTGCGCAAGAAGTGCTCCAAGACGTTCGCGATGGAATCCTTCGCGGCGTTTCTTTCGGCTACTCCATTGATAAAATGGAGGAGCGTGAAGATGGCCTCGTAGCTACCAATTGGTCGCCTTACGAGGTTTCGTTAGCTGTTATCCCAGCTGACCCCACTGTCGGAGTTGGGCGTTCTCTTGAGATCGACGACTCTGACCTAAATGTTGAGGTTGAGCGTTCTTTACAGGACGCCGACCCTGACACTGCGGCTTCGACCGCATCTCCCGTAAACACAGTGACTGAAGTCATGGAAAGCACCACAACTGATGTGGAGGTGATCCGGTCTGAGGCCGTAGAGGCCGAACGTAACCGGATTGCATCCATCAACAAACTCGGCGAGCGTTATAACCTCTCCGATCTTGCACGCGAATTAATCTCTGGCGGCCAGTCTGTCGATGAGGCTCGCGCTGCTGTCCTCGAAAAAATCGGAACTCAACCCGTGGAACACAGCATCACCGCCAACGACATCGGCCTCTCTGATAAGGAGACCCGTAGCTTCAGCTTCGTCAAAGCTCTGAACTATCTCTCTAACCAGGGTGATGCTCAGGCTCGTCGCGATGCAGCATTTGAGATTGAAGTTGGCGAGGCTGCTGCCAAGCAGTACGAGCGTTCTTCAAACGGCATCGTCATTCCTAACGAAGTCCTCCGTCGCGACTTGGTTGTAGGTACACCTACAGCTGGTGGCGACTTGGTTGACGACGTGCTTCTGGCTGGAAGCTTCATCGACCTGCTTCGTAACCGCTTGTCAATCGCTCAGGCTGGCGCAACGATGCTGACCGGGCTGCAGGGCAATGTGTCAATTCCGCGATTGACATCCAGTGCGACGGCGTACTGGGTCGGCGAGAACGCTGCTCCTAGCGAGTCACAGCAGGCCATCGATCAGGTCAATATGACACCCAAGACCGTGGGTGCATTCGTTGATTACAGCCGTCGCCTGTTGCTTCAAAGCAGCATCGACGTTGAAGGCATGGTTCGCAACGACCTTGCCCGTGTGATCGCACTGGAAATCGACCGCGCTGCCATCTACGGCACCGGCTCTTCCAACCAGCCTCAAGGCTTGACCAACGTGAGCGGTATTGGCTCCGAGACCCTTACGGGCACCGGCACCTTCACTGAGTACATCGCGATGGAGACCGACGTTGCTGCAGCCAACGCTGATGCTGGCGCTCTTCGTTACATCGTCAACGCCACCACTCGTGGCGGCCTGAAAGGCACCAAGAAGGACGCTGGAAGCGGCGAGTTCGTCTTCGCTGATAACGAGATCAACGGTTATCCCGTGATCGTTTCCAACCAGCTTGCTTCTAACGACGCACTGTTCGGTGACTTCTCCATGTTCATCATGGGCATGTGGTCTGGCTTGGATCTCACTGTTGATCCTTACGCTGGCGCTACTGCTGGCACCGTTCGCGTCATCGCTCTTCAGGATGTTGACTTTGCTGTCAAGCAGCCTTCTGCCTTCTGCTTCGCTAGCTGAAGCTCATGAGAGTTGAAATCACACGCAATGTGATGATCAACGGGGAGCCTGTGAAAGCAGGCTCTTTTGTTGAAGTCGAACAAGGCATTGCCACACTGCTGATTAACAGTGATAAGGCCAAAGTGGCCGCAGATCTTAAGCCGCTGGCTGAGGCCGCTCCATCGTGCCCTCCGAAGGCACCGTCCTGTCCGCCTAAGCCTCCTGCACGGCGTGCCAGTAAAAAGCAAACCCTTGGAGAAGACCAATGACCATCCTTTCTGTTGGCTTAGAAAAGCTTTCGCATTTTGCGTTAGCACCAACAGCTTCACGAACTTCTGCTCTTGACGGAACAGCTGTTGACCTGAATGACTACGAAGGCGACATTTGCGTAATTCTCGATGTCGAGAATGGCGGAACTTCAACTTTGGATGTCAAGATTCAATCGGCTGACACGTCTGGTGGAACTTACTCTGACGTTACCGATGCTGCGTTTACTCAAGTGAGCACGAGCGCAAGTAAGCAGACGTTAGTTTTTGACAAAGGAAGCGCAAAGCGTTTCATCAAGGCTGTTTCAACAGTATCTACTTCAACCCACACCTATAGCGTCAATGCTTTTGGTGCTCTGAAGTACGCCTGATAGCTGTATGTGCCCGGTTCGTCCGGGCTTTTCTCATGGCATTTACAGAAGACTTAAGCGTTTTTTTGAGTAGTGCTGATTTTGCTGTTCCTGTTGTTGCTGGCTCCACTACTGGGCTAGGGATACTGGACATGCCAAGCGAGATCATTGCTGACGGAGTGGTGCTGACAACTGATTACAAGCTGACTTGTGAATCTTCAAAGTTTGGAGGCTTGCTGCATAGCGATGCAGTGTCTGTTGATGGAGCCAACTATACTGTCAGGACGGCTAGTCTTATCGATGACGGCAAGTTCGTCGAGTTGATGCTGATGAAGGACTCATGACCATTGAAATTGGTTATTTCGCTGACAACTCTAAGAACATTCATTTCTGGGATCCTCTCACGGCTGATGGCTCAACGCCTGCGGTGAAGATCGCTGGCATTAACTTTGTATTTGTTCATAAGATTGTTGGTGCAAATGTAACTGTTATTGACGAGGGTTCTTTAAATGGGACTGATTGGTTTCCTCTTGAGCCTCATTCTCATTCTGGTAGCGGTATCGACGCTCATTTTTACTCCAACTCTCCTGTACTTTATGTCAGATGCACTGCGAGTAATGTATCCAATAGCGAATCTTTCTACGGCTCTGTGATGTGTGACTGATGACTACTAGACGCGAGCAAATCTTGGCCCAGATCGCCACAACCTTAGCCAGTACCGCTGGCGTCAATGGGAGGGTTTATCGGTCGCGAGTGACGGCTGCTGCCAGAGCTGAGACGCCAATGATCGTGATCGAGCCCGTAAATGATGTCGCACAGCAGCAAACATCATTACCAAAACTTGACTGGACAATGCGGGTAAGAATAGTCGTAATCACAAGGTCAACAACTCCTTACACGGATGCGGATTCAGTGATTGAATCGATGCACTCAAAAATAATGGCTGACTTGACTGTTGGAGGATATGCAATTGATGTTCAGCCCGTGCTAACAAGCTTTGAGTTTCTTGATGCAGACCAACCTGCTGGGGTCTTTTCTAATGAGTACGACGTTAAATACAGAACAGCATTAGCAGACCTTACTGTCTACTAAGGTTTAAGCAGTTGCAAGGATTACGATGAAAGACGAGTACAGCGGTCAAGGTGGGTCGTATCTTCTCGATCCAGAAACCGGAAAACGCACTCTGATTCAGCGAACACTTCCCGCCGACCCCCAACAAGAAAATGGCACCACTTCTTCTACGGAAACGACTAATTCTGATCGAAACAGAGTCGAGCTACGGAGTCGATCCGACTCCAACAGGAACCGACGCGGTTTTGGTGAGGGATCTGAACATCACTCCACAGCAGAGTGATGTTGTTAATCGCGATCTGATTCGTCCTTACTTGGGCGCTTCTGAGCAACTGTTGGCTAACACTCGCGTTGAATGTACATTCAGCGTTGAGCTAGCAGGATCTGGTACTGCTGGCACCGCTCCTCAGTACGGCAAAGCGCTTCAAGCTTGCGGCCTTAGTGAAACTGTCGCGGCTGGCGTTTCAGTAACTTATGCGCCAGTAAGTGCATCTTTCAGTTCAGTCACTATTCACTACAACATTGATGGTGTTCGTCACAAGGTGACTGGGGCCAGGGGAACGTTTACCTTAAATGCAAACGTTGGCGAAATCCCTTCGATTGATTTTACCTTCACTGGCATCTATAACGCTCCTGATGATTCAGCATTGCCTAGTGTCACTTACGCAAACCAGGCAACACCGCTGATCTTTAAGAACGGCAACACAGACACCTTCTCCTTGCTTTCTTACTCTGGCTGCTTGCAGTCAGTGAGCATGGACATAGGAAATTCTGTTGTTTACCGCGAGTTGATTGGCTGTGACAAGGAAGTGATCATTACTGATCGCAACGCAAGCGGTAGTGTGACCATCGAGATGATTTCGATTGCCACGAAGGATTACTTCACCGCTGCTTTGACTGACGGCACGCTGGGCAACCTTACGTTCCAGCACGGCACCACTGCTGGGAACATCGTTGATTTTGCTAGCACCCAGGTCGACATCGGGGACGTGAGTTATGGCGATCAGGACGGCATTGCGATGCTGAACATCCCATACACCGCGATTCCATCAACAGCGGGCAATGACGAGTTTTCGGTCGTGTATAGTTGATTCGAGGGAGTCATAGCCCTTGGAAGAAAGCACTGAGGCCGTGTTGGAGAGCACGGCCTTTTTTATTGCTGTAAGCTAATTGCAGTTAAATTTGCTCAATGGCTTTCGTTCGCAAAAAGGTCAAGACTTTCAAATGGCCTGTAACCGTGGAAGAACCTGCTGACGGTGGGGTCTTTGATGACTCTAGTTTTGACGCAGTATTCAAAAGAGTTCCACGGTCTGAGTTCCAAAAGCTTGCGGATAAAGGCGATTTTGACTTGCTTAAAGCAGTGATGACTGGATGGGAAGGAATCGAGGACGAAGACGGAAAACCGTTGCCGTTCTCCCAAGCAGCAATGAAAGAGTTTGCTGATGATCCATATTGGATTCGTGGTGTCCTGAAGGCTTACACCGAAACGTTTGAAGGCGCGAAGCTGGGAAACTAAAAGATGCCGTCAAGTATTGGGCGAATGGCGGCAAAAGAGTAGAGGACAAGAGTGCAGATGACGCTGCGGCATTTGGATTGAAGCCGCAGCGTCAGGCCGCTCCTGAAGAGGAGCACTTTGAGGTGTGGGAAGAGAATTGGGATGCGTTGATGATGTTCTTGCGAATGCAAACGCAATGGACCGTCACGATGGGAGGTTACGTTGGATTGAAGTATGAGGTTTTGCTAGGTGCGTCAGGACTGATGTCCCTTTATGATGTAAGCAATCCCCGTGAGATGCTGGAGAGCCTTCAAGTAATGGAAGCTGCTGCACTCTCTGAGCTGAACAAGAAAAATGGCAAGTAAAACCGTTTCGCCTGTTGATATTGTACTTGGCATTAAAGGCGGCGAAAAGCTGCAAAAATTAAATAGCTCGTTTCGCGATCTATCAAAACAGCTCAACAAGCTTTCAACCGGAGATCTTCAGAAAGCAACTGATGATGTACGAAAGTTTGCCGCAGAGGCCGGTAATAGCGAAGCAGTAATAAAAGGTCAGATCAAGGCATTTGAAGGCTTGCGTTCTCAAGCCGCTATGGGCGGCAAGGTTTACCGCGAGCTTGGGAAAGGTATTGTCGATCTCAAAGCCTCGCTCGACGGGCTTGGTGCGAAATCACAGGCTCAGGCGAAGCGACTTGCGGAGATTGGCACAAGTGCTAAATCCTCTGTCTCTCAAATAAAAGACGCCACTGAAAAGCTAAAGCTTCTTTCAAAAGAAGCCAGGACAGGCTCTGACGCATTTGCTCGGCTGAAGGGCAACATTGTGGACATGGGGGAAGCGCTAGAACTAGCAGAAGCCAAGGCTAAAAAGCAAAAAGAAATATCTAACTTGCTCAATGGCACGTTACGCAAAAGTTCAACCCTTATTGGCTTGCAAGCCAAGGCTTACAGAGAAAGGATTGCCGTAACAGAAAAAGAAATTCAATCTATTGATTTACTGTCAAGTAAAGAGAGGTCTACAGCAGCAAATACAGAGAAAAGGATTCGTCTGGAAAAGAAGCTTCAAGGGCAGCTTCTTAAGGTCGCTCAGACTGGATACCTTGAGTTTGTTGCGTCTAGTCGTAGTGAGACTATTAAGCTAGCGGAGGCTTTTAGCAACACAGACAAAAGCATTGCGTCCTTTGGAGTAAGACTAAAAGCTCTTGATCAAGATTTTGGTAAACTTCCAAACACTACAGCAGGGCTTAACCAAAAGCTAGCAGAGCTAAAAATTGAGCTTAACAATACTGTCAGATCAAGCTCTGACTACACCCGTGTTTCCAATGAAATTATTGGTATTCAGAAAGAGCTTTCTAAAGAGACAGGTGAAAGTGCGCAAGCGTTTGAAAGGCTGAACAGAGCGCAAGAAGGAGCCGAGCGTAGAGCCGCCAAGTTTGCAGGCGTAGGCGAATATGTCGCTGGATTGTCCAGTTTAGGGGCTGGGACCGCTACGCGCCGTCCTGAGGACTATGCGACAAGCACTCGCCGTGGAGAACCGCTTGTAGGACAAATGCGCTCTAGGGAGGGCTTTCCGCAAGCCTATAGAGATCCCGACTCTAAGGGAGCAATGATTTCGCCTGGTTCTGGTACTAGGCAGTCTAAGCGTTTGTTTGATCAGACATACAAAACGAAAGAAGAAACTCAAAAACTAGCTGCTGAACAAAAAAACCTAGAAACTGTTTTTGATTCAGTAATTGATTCCTATCGGCAAGGATTGGGAAAAATTCAGCAACAGCAGCAAAAACGTCATGACGATTTAATGTCGCAGGTTGCAGAAGAGGATGCAGCCCAGCAAGAGTCTTTTAATGAGCAAGTTAAAAGAGAAGAAAACGCTTTTCAGCAAGAGCTGAAACGGCGCGACATTTTGCTGCAAGCGCGAAAGTCAGCTGAATCTGCGTTAGGTCTTGGCGGTAGAGACGACATCTCGTCTCTGTATCAGGGAATCATTGGGCTTTCTACCGCTGACATCAGGCGTCAGCAGCAGATGATGGGCAAGTCCGCTACCGATGTTTTTAATGACATTGCTACGGGGTTTAGCAAAGGCGGTCAGGCCGTTGACCTTAAGGGCAAGAGCACCGACATTGGCGACAGCATTGCCGAAGGCGTTTCAAAAGGCGCTTCGAGTTCAAGCGAAATAAGCAAAGGTGCCAAAAGCTTTGCGGAAAAACTGATCAATGCTTATAAAGCTGCTTTTGGCATCAAGAGTCCATCTAAGCGTACTGAACAAAAAATTGGCATCCCTCTAGGGCTGGGCATTATTCGCGGCCTTTTGTCTGCTCTCAAGTCTGGGAAAAAAGAGATTCAGCGAGAGATTGAATCAATTGCAGATCCTGTTATCAACAAGTCTCGCCAACCGCGTCGCTTGATTGGGACTGTAAATCAACCAATAGCAACATTTACGGGTTATGGCACCAAGTCTCGGCCTGCTGATCGAAGCTACCGACCGCTGGGGAAATCTCCTGTAAATCTTGACTCAGAAATTGATCGAATGTTTGATCGGTTTAGGGCAAGCATAGCTGCGCTGACTACTGACGCAGAAATTTACTACAACCTCTTGCAGAGGCTTCCTACTTCTCGAATCACGACAACCCTGGCAGACTTAGCAAACAAAAGGTCTACGGCATTACAGGTCAGTGGGTTCATGGAGACCCAGCGACAAATTGGACCTGGAGATCTTGAACGCGAAATTGCATCCAGCGTTGCTGGGTACATGAAAGAGCTTCGTGCGCCAAATCCATGGGTCGGAATAGCCGGTGATTACAAAACATTCATAAATTCAGTTTCTACAGAAACACGCCGCTTAAGAAGCGATATTCCTGCGCTTCCCCCGTCGAAAGTGGCAGGCTTGCTGCCTCCGGCGGCTGGCTTGACACCCGCGCAGCAAGCGCGAGCCTCCGCTGCTTATAGCAGGTCTGATGAAAGGTCCAGGCGTGTATTTGAAGAAGATGCTTTGCGGGGGAGCGGACAGCCGCGTTCTCTTTCCAGCGGAGCAGGAGGCCGTGGCGGCGGCCCTGCGAAAAACGCTACCGCAAGTGCAGGTGACAGTTTCAAGGAATTAAATACAACCCTTCGTAAATTTGGCCGACTTAGCGATAGAAGTACAGCAGACGTTCGTGAGCTGGGGGCGAGTCTTGGGATGCTTGGCGAAACGCTTTCACCCCTTGATGCTGATTTCAAGAAAGTCAACAGAGCTATTGCCGATCAAACAGGATTGATTGAAAAGGAGCTTCAAAAACGCAGTCGCACTCGCCGCAGGTTTTCACCCGGCAAGGCAGCCCAGGTCGCTGGTGCAACGATCTCCGGTGGTATTTTCGGTGGGCCTGAAGGGTTCCTTGGTGGCGCAATTGGTGGCGCAGTTGGTGGTGTTGGCGGGTCTTTTGCTGGTGCTGCACTTGGCGCTCAGGTAGGTCAGCTCAGACAGCAGCTTGGTGGATTTGCTGAGTATGCGGCGAGCATCGAGAAACTCAAAATTGCGTTGAATGGTATTGCAGGTGACGCAAGTAATTACAACCGAGCACTGCAAGCCGCTGCTGATGTCACAAAAGAATTAAATGTTCCGCAAGAAGTTGCTATCAGAGGAATCACTCGACTTACAGCAGCAGTAAAAGGTGCTGGTGGTGGCATTGCTGATGCAGAGCTTGCGTTCAAGAACATTAACTCTGCAATTATCGCTACGGGCGGCGGTGCAGAGCAGGTTGAAGGAGCCGTAACTGCGCTCGTTCAGATTTTCTCGAAGGGCAAAGTCAGCGCAGAAGAAATCAATCAAATCGCAGAAAGATTACCTGGCACATTTAACAAAATCGCCGAAGCGTCAGGCAGAACCGGGCCAGAGCTATCAAAGGCTTTACAGCAGGGCGAAGTTGGCCTGAATGACCTGATGAAGTTCTTGGTTCAACTGGGTGGTGAATACGGTGAATTGGCTGAAAAGATTGCTGGGTCTTCCGAGTCCGCTGGCGCAAGATTGACGGTTGCATATAACAATATGCGGATTGAGATAGGTAAAGCTCTTCAGCCGGTTGGCGCTGAATTTCAAGAGGCGTTTTTGGAATTTATTACTGATATTGGCCCAAGCCTGGTGGTTATGGCGAAGGCCGTTGGAGAGGGGATGCGTTTTATTATTCAAAACAGAGGCGCGATATTGACTATTGCATCTTTCGCGGCAAAACTTGTCGCCGTGAATTTTGCACTAAAAGCGTTTGTTGCTTTAAGTGGGCCACTAAAACTTATGTTCGCATTAATAAGAACTGGGTTTAGACAAACCACTCAGCAGGCGTCTCTTGCCGCGACAAAGCTGGCCAGGTTTGGAGCGACAGTGAAAACTTTAGCTGCATCCTTAGCAGCGCCAATCGTAATAACCTTTGCCATTGTTGGCGCAGAGCTGGTTATATCTTACTTCAATAGAATCAAGCAAGCAAAAGCTGACCTTGACGCTTCTGGTACAAAACCTCAAGGTGAAGTTTTCTTCAGGTCAATCGGTGGAACGGCTGCAACGAAAGAAACTCTGAGATCAAACTTTAAGGATATTGTCAAGAATCTTGATATTGTCAGAGATAGGCTCGCGAAAACAAAGAAAAGTATTAAAGAGTTTAAGGCATCGCAATCAGATGGAGGCGAGCGGGCCATGGGGGGAAGTGCACCTTCTCTCGCTGGTGTAGCAGTCCCAGAAGACTTGACATCAAGACTAAAAGCAGACGAGGCAGAGCTAGCAAGACTTCGACTGAACTATAGAACTTTAATTAAAAAGTACCCTAGTGCTCCAGAAGCCACTAAAGGTCTAACCGACTTCGCTTCTCCTACCGGCACTGACACCGGCACCGGCAAGGTCAGGAAGTCGCGGCTGCCGCAACTCCAAGACAGGTACGACTCGCTGATTCGATCCGGCCCACTGGCGGGCATTCAAAGATTTCAGATCGCAAATTCACTTGCCCTAGTTCGGGCACAAAAAGATAACAATACAGAGCTAGTTTACACAATAAAAAATAACGCTATAAATCTTGACTTTGGGGAGAAAGAGCTTGGACTAAAAAACAAATACCTAGATGCCATGAATGCTGCGAACAAAACGGAGGATATTGCAGAACGTCAATTGCAAGAAAAAATTGCAGGATTGGAACGAGACCTTGGTCTTGAAAAGCTAATTGTTTCGGCAAATGGTGAGCTACTTGCCCTTAATCAAGACCAAGCTATTGCATCGGAAATAATCGCGAAAGCTTCCGAAGACGAGCTGTTCAACTTGCGCGATCAGCTTGGTTTGGTGTCAAACGAGGACAGGATTAACAGGTTTAGGCAATCAAGGATAGACGCAGGGGATCCAAACGCTGAACAGCAAACCGACTTGTTCCGCCAAACAATAGATCCCACTTTGGCGGAAGGGTTGAGTCAAAACATCCGCAGTTTGAAAAAAGAACTGGAAGATCTAGTAAATCCAATCAACCAGATCACTGGCGCAGCAAACGCTATTGGCAGTGCTTTTTCGCAGTCGTTCACAAATGCAATCACTGGCGCAACTAGCGCCAAGCAGGCATTATCTGATTTCTTTAAAAGTGTTGGCAGTTATTTCTTGGATATGGCGGGGCAGATTATTGCAAAGATGGTGACAATGGCGATTTTAAATGCTGTTGTTGGTTTGCTGCCTGGTAGCAGCGGCGGCGGTGGGTTTAATCCCAACGCACCGAGCATTACAGGCAACTCCCTAGGCGACTTTGGTGGCGGTACGCCCTTTGCTGGAGCGTTTAGAGCCAACGGCGGCCCAGTAACCGCAAACACGCCTTACATCGTTGGAGAGCGTGGGAGAGAGCTTTTTATTCCACGCCAAAGCGGAGTCGTCACTAACAATGAACAGTTTGAGGCTGCTCGTAAAGCAATGGGCGGCGCGAAAAACAGCTCTAATAACGCCTTTGCCGAGAACGCTGAGGCCATCGGCACCTCAACCTCTTACACTAAGGAAAAAGTTATGGAGCGTGAACGCATCGCTTCAATAAACAGCAACCCGATTGATGTCAGGACTGAAACTACTGTTATCAATAACGTTGAGTATGTCACCGTCGAGCAGTTTTCACAGGGCATGAAATCGACAGCTCGCGATGCACAAGCAAAAGTTCTGAGTGATCTTCGCAATCGTCCTGCCACTCGCGCACAGGTGGGTATCAGATGACTATTGCAATTGGAACCTACATAAAGCTGCTGGATCACGCTGGCGCTTCAGCCGGATATGGATTCCAGAATTTTCATCATGGCGAAACAAGGACTTATAACGGCGAAAGTTATATCTTTGGGGCCTTCGGGTTTAGCGGTGGGACGGTTGACTTGCAAGCTGGAAATATCAGTGCCAGCCTTGTCTTTGCTGTTAATCAGCTTGACCTATTAGTTTTTCAGCAAGCAGCCCAAAATCGATGGTTGATTCAAATCCGCACGGTATGGCTTGACCCTGATACGTTGGATGAAGGGAGCACTTACGGAGAAGAAGTATATGCAGTTACAGGCTTAGAACATGACTCAAGCCGCTTATCGATTCGACTTGGCAGCCCATTGGATGCGGTAAGCCAGAACGCACCGCGCAGACTGTTGACACAAGCTCTTGTCGGGAGTCTTCCCTCTACAGGCAATATAAACCTCCAGTAATGCTGAATCCAAACCGCCAAATTGCTTTACTGCCGCAGGATCGGCAGATCATGCAGCTCACGGGGATGAGCGAAAAGGATTACCGCTTTTTCATGCGGCAAGCAATTCTGCATTCCAAGTTGCGACCTGGAGAGCCAACAGCATTTGTTGACCCAGTGTCAATTCTGATTCAGCTAGTCATTGGCATTGCCTTAACTTATTTAGCGACATTATTGGCCCCAAAACCAAAAGCACCAGAAGCGCAAAACCTCGATTCCAAGACGGTCCAGGGTCAGAATCTAGTCAATGGCTCACGTTTTACGCCTAAAAGCGGTTTTGACTCTGTTCAAAACGTAGTTGAGCTGGGCTCTGTTGTACCACTTGTATATGCAAATAGGCAGTTTATCGACGGCATCGCTTATGGCGGAGTAAGAGTTAATACGAATTTAATTTGGTCGCAAATTTACAGCATTGGTGGCGGCCAACTATTAAGAGCAGTGTTTTTAATAGGTGAAGCCAGTATCACAAATTTGGATGCAGAGCAGTTTGCCATTGGTAACAACTTGATCAACGGTTATGACTTGAACAGTGACTTTGGGCGAATAACAATTTATTCGAGCCCTGATGGGGGGCGTCTTTCGTCTTCTGATCGCATTGCTGGGCAACTCGCTGCAAACGATACAGGCAACGCTCAAAATGCTGGCGGTGGTGACGTGTTTCAGGTTCGCGGTTTAGGTAATGCTTGGACAACTGATTTCTGTTATGTCTCCACCCCAAGCAACCAAACGGCATTTGGGGTTTATGGATTTATTGGAAACAACTTTTCATTTAGGGTAAACCCGTCATTCCGTACCGCTCGTAAAGCCGAAACTAGATCCGATGGTGAACTTAACTGCGCCGCAGACTGGCAGCAAAGGGCCGAGCGCAATAAACAGAATTACATTTTCCCAGGGCGTGTTGGCGCTATTGGTGGCTCAGACACTCTGACCAGTCTGGCTGTCGGTGATGATGTAACTGTAACAATTTACTCAAGCTCCGACATACAGCGAGTATTTCAGCAAGGTGGCGATGAAGGCGAGGCTAGTTGCGGCGACGTAGGTCAAGCTGTCGCTTCTCGTCAAAGATCCAATGACGAACAGATTAACTACGGAGACCTTTACCGAATCGGCAGCGCATTAGCAATATGCAAGCAAAGGTCAGATGAAGTTTTCGTTTCTGATGCAGATAATGATCCTGTCGGTGGTGGGACGACAACCACTGCAATATTTGAAGTTATTCGTGCTGGTCAGGCGAACTTGTGGACCGCTGGGACGGTGCAGGCAGCTGGTGGTTATAACGCCACACAGAGCAGCCACATTATGCAGGCGGCAGAAGCAATCTTTTCAACTGAACGTCAGGGACGTGTAGTTGAAGTCGGGATCCGCAGCAATCTTCAGGTAAACATTTCAGGGCTTTGTAATTTCAAAGACGCTAGGGGCTACGAGCGCATTGATTTTGATGCTTGCGATAAAGATGATGGCAAAGACATTGATGATGCAAACCTGACGAATTTTATTAGCGGTCAGTACAGCACATTCGAGACACGTTATTCATTTTTTCGTGTCAGCTACCGGGTTGCTGGATCCAATGACTCTTACACCGACTTGAATCAACTATTTGGCGTCAGGAGCACAACAGGAGTTGCAGTATATAACTATCTGCGTTTTGAATTTGCTGACGTTCGCCGCTGGGAGATTCGCATGACCCCGATCAGCGGCTGGGAAATAAGAAACAATATTGCAACGGGGGATCTTGAGGTATTAGATCCGCACCTTGGCAATCTCAGGACCGTAACGAGTGGCAACGTCAATGTGTCTTTCACAGGCGAACAGGTGGCGCGTAGCCAGGACACATTTGCTATTCAAAGTTTGTCCCCACTAGAGACCGAGATTTCTGGTGTTGATACAGCGGGAATGACTGTCGGCAAGGGTTATCAAGCTGGCACGTATAACGTAACTCTTGATGCCACGACTGGTTCTGGTCGAAACGCACAAGCCACGATTGTGGTGACAGTGCCGTTAATTGGGGGATCGCCTGATCCCGCAGGCGGCAGCATCACAAGCTTCACTCTCACAGACGGCGGCAGTTTGTTCCAAGTGGGTAACACGCTACAGATTCGTGATCCACTTAGTGTGTCTGGGTTGATAGACCCAGCGGTTGCGATAAGCCCAGTATTCCAAATTAACGTCACAAGCGTCATTAAAAAAGATCTTGGGACAGGTTTTGATGATGATGATGAGTTCTACGCGGATGCCTACGCTCGTTTAGCCGAATCATTTATTTATAACGAAATCACTGCCAGTACCAGCCAGCCAGAGCATCAAGTTGTTTACATCAATTCCATTACGACCAACACCAGCACGCCGAATTATGACAACATGGCGATTGTCGGCATGAACATTCGCAGCAGCAAAGAGATTAGGACACTGAATCAATTTAGTGTTTATGTGAATAGTGGGATCAATGCCACGTCAAGCTTTCCTGAAGTACTGCTAGACCTGCTGACAAATGACAGGTACGGAACCGGACAAGTTTTAAGTTCTGCTCAAATTGATCAAGCGAGTTTTACTGCGGCGTCCACGTTCACTTACAACCGCCGATATTTCTTTGATGGAGCGGTCAGCGACAAAATCAATATCCGGTCATGGGGAGCACAGACG